AAGCACCTTGAGTACCTCAAGACGCTTGGCGGCCCGCCGATAATCGTCACGACGGCAGGCAGGCTCGGAGACGCCTTGGACCGTGGAAGCGACGTGAACGGCAACAAGCGAACGGACGGCGGGCACTTTATTTCCATCCCTGCCTACACGCTCAACCCGCAGACCGGAGACAAGGGAATCATTCAGCGGCAATGCACGGCAGACTTCAAGGTCAAGCCGATAGAGCGTCTCATCAGAGAACTGTGCGGAGGGCAGTTCGGCAGGCCGCTTCCCAAGGAAACCATCGTTCATCAGTACATGGGCCTGTCTTACGACGAACCGAAGCGGGTGATTCGCGTCAGGCAACGGTTTCTTGCCAAGCCATCAAATTGGCGAGTTCACTTCCCGCTTTGGGAAATGGAGATGACACGCTCTGAATGCGTTGCATACCTCAAGGCGCGACTGCCTTACGAAGTGCCACGGTCTGCGTGCGTGTTTTGCCCGTTCAAGTCTGACGCTGAGTGGAGGCGTCTGCGGGATGAAGATTCCGCAGGCTGGGATCGTGCCGTGCATATCGACAAGGTGTGCCGCACTGGAACAGGGCTGGACTCTCATCGGTATCTGCACAAGGCGTGCGTCCCGCTTGACCAAGTAGACCTGCGGCCAGCCGACGAGAAGAGTGGGCAGAAGCACCTGTTCGGCGGGTTTCAAGACGAGTGCGAAGGGTATTGTGGGAACTAGCCAACCGGCTTGGCGGTTTTTTTTGAGGCGTGTATCATGCCGCTTTGATTGTTTGGATACACCACTTTTCAGCGGGGCAAAGGAATGCCACAGCTTGAATCCAGCATCGTCGCCGCCATTGTTCGGGTAGCCAAAGCAGACGGCTGGTGGGTCATGAAGATTCACGGCGGGCCGTACCAGTTGGCCGGTGTCCCCGACCTCCTGCTGCTGAAGAACGGCAACGCCATGTTCATGGAGGTGAAGCAGCCGGGGAAGAAACCTACCCCGCTGCAGGCAAGACGCATGGCGGAAATCGAACGGGAAGGCGGCGCGGCGTGCCACGTCGTGACCAGCAAGGAACAGGCACGCGAACTCTTGGAGGCCGTCGAATGACGAGCATTGCACTCATCGCACTCGGACTTCTCGCCAACGTCGTGACGTTCACGGTGGGCGTGATGGTCGGTTTGGTCAAGCGAAAGGAATCACATGACTACGGCAGAGAAGATCGCAAAGACCCAACGTGGTGGCACCGCCCTCAAGTTCAGCGTCGCTGAACTGCGGGCAGCGTTCTCGGCGGTGAAGGACGTGGTGCCTGCTCGCTCGCCTCGCCCGGTGCTGGGCAACGTGTTGATCGGCTCGGACGGCACGCTCTCCGCGACCGACTTGGAGATACGCGTGACGTATCCGCTGCCCGGTGCGACCGGCCCAGCCGTGTTGCTGCCGCACGCGAGGATGCTGCAGATTCTCAACTCATGCAGCGACGACGCCGAGGTGACGCTTGCGGTAGACGGCTCAGTCTGCAAGGTGGCTTGTGCTGGCGGTCGATGGTCACTGCCGACCGAGGCGGTGAGCGAGTTCCCCGATGCCCATGAAGGCGTCGGGCGTCCGATCTCCCGGCTTCCGGCAGACCAGTTCGTGTCCATGATGGGCAGCGTGAAGTTCGCCACAGACGCGAAGGCAGGCAGGCCAGCGTACACGGGTGTGCTGATTGAGTTCACCAACGAGAAGGACAGCGAGTACGGCAAGCTGACATTCGTCGCGTCTGATGGTCGGCGAATGTGCTGGGCGCAGTGCGAGGTGGATCAAGACCTCGACGCCTCCAAGACGCTCGTGCCCCGGCGGGCCGTGGACGTGATCTGCAAGCTGTGCGGCGGTCGAGACGCCATCCAGCTTGAAACGGCGGGAACGGAGTTGATCGCCAACATCGACGGCGTCGTGGTGCAGGCTCGGCTCGTCGCGGGTGACTTTCCCGCATGGCGGAAGGTGCTACCAGACCGCGACGTGACGCAGTCCGTAGCGGGCGTGGGGCCGTTGCTCCATGCCTGCCAGATGGCGGCGATCTGCACTAGCGAGAGCAGCCGTGGGACGCGGTTGGCGTTCACCGACAAAGGGCTGAAGCTGGCGGGCAAGTCGTCGGAGTACGGCGAGTCGTCGGCCTCGTGCGAATTGGTCGAGGTGGGCCAGAAGTGCGAATTGGAAATCAACCCCGGCTTCGCGATTGAGTGGCTTGAGTCGCTCGACCGTGCGGCGATGGTAGACATCGAAGCGGAGAGCGGCACCGCCGCCCTGCTGCTTCGCTGCGACGATGCGTTCACTGTCATCATGCCGCTTGCAAAGGATTGAGATGAGCGAGGTTGTTTACGACGTTGAGAAGCTCAAGAAGCTGTGGAGCCAAGGGCGGACGCACGCACAGATTGCGTCCGCTCTTGGGTGCCCGGTGGTCTATGTCGCACAGCTACGAGTGCGACACAACCTCCCGATGCGGCGGCAGAAGTACCGCCCGCCATCCATCCGCGACCCGTCGCCAGACGAGCTTGAGCGGCTGAAGAAGGAGCTACGCGAAAAGCACTTCGCCGAGATGCGGGCGTTGGGTTGACAGCTTCTCTAGTGTTTGTGGAGTTGATTGGATCGAAACCCCGTTGCGAAAGGATTCATATGCGAAGTTTCTTCCTGACTCTGGCGATCTGCTGCGGTGCTGCCACGGCTCAAGCCGACGGCTACGTCATCCATGCCAACACGGTGAACATCACCACGGCACAGGACGACGCAGACCACATGGCTCGCACCGGAATCTTGCGGCATTGCGGCCGTGCTGGCGGGCGGCGAGAGGGCATCGGCATGTCATCGGCTGGCCCAGACGCAGCGTTGAAAAACTGCTGCTACTACGGGCGGTACCGCATCGCCGAGAAGGGCGTTGCATGGTCGCCTGCGAAGCGGGTCTGGTTCGCCGTCATTCGCTACGCCGACTGAGAAGCCCCGTTGCCCGCCCCCGTTGCCCAAGCGGCGGGGCGGGCAGCGGCAGGAGCATCGCATGCAGTCTCTGATCCTCACCGGCTGGAGCGGTGCCACGCACGCCGCGATGGCAAAGCACACCGCACCACTGATGGAAGCGTATGCCGAGCGGCACGGCCACGACTTCATTGCCGTGAGTCTTATTGGCGAGCGGCCAGCGTCATGGCAGAAACTGCCAGCAATGTATGCCGCCCTGAATCGGTATGACGTGGTGGCGTGGCTCGACGCTGATGTCGTGATCGCATGGCCGGGTGCAGACATCATTGCCGAACTACAGCCGGGGAAGTGCCAAGCGGTCGTTGAGCACCTTACCGAGTGCGGCCGCGTCCCGAACTGCGGCGTGTGGGTCGTGTCAAAGGAGATGAGGCCGACGCTGCAGCAGGCTTGGATGGACGGCTCGGAGTTCGTTCACCACCCGTGGTGGGAGCAAGCGGCCATCATGCGATTGATGGGCTACGTGGTCGAGCCGGGGCCGCACGGGAAACTTGACAGCCCCACCAGACTCTACGGGCAGACGACGTTTTTGCCGCCGGTCTGGAATCACCACCCCGGCGACATCAACAAGCCAGACAAGCCCTACTTCGTCCACGTCACGCAATACGATGACCGACTCAGCCTCATTGCCAAGCTCGCCAAAATCGCAGCGGGTGCCTGACGAACTGATTTACCCGCTCGATCACTTCGCAGCGGACTTCGCGCGAGTGCATTCCGTCGGCGTCGAAGCATGGGCCGATGCCGACGTGGCTATCGTCGGGCTGGCGAGGAACTGCGGGCGATCGCTCGACGCCAATCTGATGCGACTCTTGCAGCTTGTCGGCGACTGCCGGTCGTGGCGGCTGCACATCGAGACGAACGACAACACGGACGACACCGAAACGGTGCTGGCGAGCTTCTGCGATGCCCACCCGCAGGCGACGTTTCACACTCAGACGCTCAACCGTCAGCAGTTCTCGGCAGAGTTCGCAGGCCCGCGAACGGTTGCCCTAGCCGAGTACCGCACCGCGTGCCAGGAGTGGGTGCGGCAGCACTGCCCAGACTCGACCTACACGCTCGTCATTGATTGGGATGCGTGGGGAGGCTGGAGCCACGTTGGCGTGATGCACGGCGTGGGGTCGCTGGCAGCGACTGAAGATGCCTACGGCGTGGCGAGCGTGTCGATCATGGAGCATGCGAGGACAAAGTCATGGCTGCACTATGACGCATGGGCACTGAGACTCAACTCGACCTTCGATGACTACACCGCTGGCCTCGGTGGCTGGAAACATTCATGGGTGCCGCCGGTTGGCTCGCCGCCGATCCCGGTCTGCTCCGCGTTCGGTGGGCTGGCTATCTACGAGACGCAGGCATACCTCGCGGGAACGTACGACGGTGCGGACTGCGAGCACGTTGGCTTTCATGCGACCATTGCCCAGAGGACAGGGCATCGGCTGTACCTCGACCCAGCGATGCGGTCTGTGATGTATTGGCTGGAGTGAACCTATGGCAGGCGTCACCGCAACGATCAGCATTGAGTCGTTCGCAGCCGACTGGGCTACGCACATGCCGATTGCCGACCTCTGCACCCGCTTCACCATCACGAAGGATCAGGTACTGAGACTTCGCGACGTGTGGAATCTGCCGCTGCGAAACGACAGGCGGCTGCGATTCAAGCCTGCTCGCGGCGAGTCGGTTGACCCCACTCCCAGCGAGATTCGCAAGGCTTGCCTAGAGATTCAGTCGCGGTGGGATGACCGGACGCGAGGCGAGCGGCAAGTGGTCAAGCCCCGGCAGTTCGTACTGAAACGGATCGAACTCACCAACGAAGCCCGCGAGGCGATGGAAGGGTTCGCCGATGAGTGAGCGGCCCGACGGTATCGAGCGGCGGATCGTCGTCGAATACGGACGACGGTACGTCTATCTGACCCTTCAAGACGTTGACGGAAAGATCATTGGCGGGCGGGAGGAAGTGTTCACGCAGCCGTTCCTGCTTGAACGCAAAGAGGCGTGCCAGGAGGCCGATGACTGCTGGCAGGACGTGTACCAGTGGCTGCTAGACGTGATCGTCTGGCCTCTGCCAGACAGCCAGGGTGATTCGCCAGAATCGAAGTGAGTCGTTCCGCTCCCCGAGGTGCCCCATGGCGTCAGCCGAAAACACACTACCGGCGTTCGTCGTCGCGGCCCAGCGGTTCCTTGACTCGGCCCGCGAGCAGGCACGCGACGGGCTGACGTGGGCTGAGTTTGGGTCGCTGGTTGCGTCACTTGTCAGGCTTGCGGTCGAAATGCTCGACGCCGTGCAGACGCTGACCGGGCCGCAAAAGCGAGACATCGTGCTTGAGTCTGTGGGTGTGCTGTTCGACACGCTGGCGATCGCGTGCGTGCCCATGAGCGTCTACCCGTTCTGGTTCATTGTGCGGCCACCGGCTCGGGCGTTGGTCGTGGCTATTGCTGCGGGAACCATCGAAACCATCCTTCCACTTGTGAGAGCACAATGATTACAGCGATCCTTCTGGCGTTTGCGTTGTACGCTCTCGCCGGTCAGCAGATCACCGAGCGGGTGCAGGCGTGGTATGCCACAGCAAGCAAGCCAAGCATCGACGGCAAGCACCTCGCGGCGGTTGCCTTGCTCGTCGCTGCTGCGATTGCGTTCATGCCAAGCAAGGCTGCACCGACGCCGCAGCCCGTGCCCGTGCCACCGGATGCGTTCACGCTACGGGGCAAGTTCATCGGCCCGTCAGCCGCCTCGGACGCCGCGACCCTATCTGCCTTGTGTGCAGAGCTTGCGGACTGCATCGAGTACGACGGGCAGCATGACCAGAGGCTGCGAACCGGCGTGGCGTTTGATGAGCTACGGATCGCAGCCCGCGAGATGCGATGCCGTGGCGAGAGTATCGGTGCCCGGCAACCGCAAGTGCGGGACGCCGTGCACAAGTTTCTCGACGATGCTGTCGGCTCGTCTGGTGGGCCTGTGACGCCTGAGAGCCGGGCGGCGTGGGTGGCTGCACTGCGTGACCTTGCGAGGGCTGCTGCCGATGTCGCGAAGTAATCAATGGTCTATCGGTGCCGTTACGTTCGTCGTCGTTATGGCGATCTTGGGGGCACTCGTTGAGAGAGCCACGAACAAGGTCGTCACGCGGATTGACGGACAGTTCGGCTATACGCCAGACCCAGAGGGGACGCGGCGGTTCCTTGCGGAACTCGACCAGCCGCTTTTCTCTGACGCTGGCAAAGAAGTCATGCAGAAGTCGCAGCAGAAGGACACGTTTCTATATCGCCACGCTGACCGGGCACACCGTCAGGTCTACGGCAAGCCGTTCGGCCCGTGGCGGCAGGGAATCGGCGACTGCGTGTCGTTTGGCTGGGCCATGGGTTCGTATGTTGGGCAGTGTGTGGATTGGGCAGAAGGTGAATTGCCCGAGCCGCCCAAGCTCGTCGCGACCGAGCCGCTGTACTCGGGATCACGCACCGCTGGCAGGCTGCCGCCGGTCACTCAGGCTGGCTACTCGGACGGCTCCTACGGTGGTGCGGCTGCACGCTGGGTGGCAGGGAAGTGCAAGGACAACACGGTCGGCGGCATCCTGTTTCGCCAGCAGTATCCCGGTGCTGACTTGACGACGTACAACCCGAGTCGTGCAAAAGAGTGGGGCAACGTGTTGTGCGGTGGTGGTGCTAATGGCATCGCACTGGCGAAGCTCGCCAACAAACACACAGCAAAGAACGTCGCACTTGTCCGCACATTCGACGAGGCTGCGGCAAGCATCGAGTCGGGCTACCCCGTGCCGGTCTGTTCTGGTGTTGGCTTCTCGTCGCAGCGTGACGCTGATGGCTTCGCACCGAGGTCTGGCTCTTGGGCGCACTGCATGTGTTTCATCGCTGTGCGTTACGCCAAGGGCGAAGGCAAGCGGGACGGGCTGCTGTGCCTCAACTCCTGGGGCGTGTTCAACGCAGGCCCGAAGTGGCCGTCTGACCAGCCAGACGGATCGTTCTGGGTATCTCGCGAGACCGTTGACGCGATGCTCGCTGGGCAAGACTCGTTCAGCATCTCAGGGGTCAATTTCCGGTACCGCAACCTCGATCACGGTGGATGGCTCCAGCCCGCACCGCCTGAGACGCAGACTCGCACGCCGTCGCCCGCTCGACTCATCGCTGACGTCTATTCCCTCGGACTCTAGGAGTGCTCCATGTCGCTTCTCACGTGGCTCGTATTCGGTGCCGTTGCTGGCGGCATTGCGAAATGGCTGTACCCCGGCAAGTGCCCCGATGGCTGGGTGCCGACAATCGGACTCGGCGTCATCGGTTCGCTCGCTGGCGGCCTGCCGTTTGGTGACGCTCCCGCCGGGCTGATCGGCAGCGTGATCGGTGCCGTGGCTGTGATGTTCGCCTACTCGCTGTGGAGTGACGACCGATGAGCAAGAGAGAAATCCAGACGGCCGTCGTCGTCGGCTTGGTGACCGTCATGCTGACTTGGTGGGCGGCGACGTCGGACTACAGCCCAGTGAAGCCCGAGCCGCAGCGGCCCGTGCTGCGATTCGTTCAGCGGCTAGCCCGGCTTGGCTTGTGGGCGATGATGTTCGCGGAGCAACCGCCCGCCGAGCAGGAGTATGTGGTACACGCTCGCGTTGATGCCGACGGGCACAGGATTCTGAACCACGGGCAAGGATGGTGAACTATGTGGCAATGGCTACTCGCAATCTTGGCTAGCCTCTCGGCTGACCAAACGCAAATAGACGTAGAGGCACCTAGAGCCTCGGCGGCTGTCTCGGCGGCATACGCCACCACGGCACAGGAAAAGGCTCCGGTGCCCACGCCAGAGCCAGCACCGCCCAAGCCGGGCTGCTGCACCGAGTGCGGCGGGCGTGGCTACATCGTTCATGGCGACGGCCACCGCACGGCGTGCCCCTGCCCGCCGTCGTGCAAGTGCAAGACAGGAGCGACCAAGTGAGCACGACCTATACGCAGCTTCCAGGCACGATGAGCCTTGCCTTTCGGCGTGGCGATGACTTCGCCACCAGCATCGACTTCGGCGGCGTGTCGCTTGTCGGCTATACGGTGACGAGCACGCTCACTAGTCTCGTCACCGGCAGCACGGTGTCGCCGATCACGACCAGCGTCACCGACGCTGCCGCTGCGGTGGTGGCTGTCAGTCTCACAGACACGCAGACGGCATCGCTGGCTGCGGGCACCTACGGTTGGCGGCTTGATTGGATTGCCCCCGGTGGCGTGCAGCGAACGGCGTTGCAAGGCGTTGTCGAGGTCTACGCATGACGCAGATCACAGCGACGGTCAACTCGCAGCCGATCACGGCGAGCATCAGCGCGGCTGGGGCCATCACGGCGAGCGTTGGCTCATCAGTCGTCACGGCACACGCAGGCGGCGGTATCGGGCCGCAAGGGCCGTCTGGGGCGACCGGCGGGAACCTTGGGCAGCTTGCCGACGTGCAGATCGTCTCGGTGCAGAACGGCGACGTGCTGCGGTACTCGTCAAGCAAATGGCGCAACTACCCCGAGAGCGACATCGTTATCGACGGGCAAAACTTCTAGGAGTGAATCATGGCAAATCGTGTCAGACTGAAAAGACGAGTTTCGGGGAATGCTGGTGCCCCTGCAACGCTGCTGAACGGTGAAGTCGCCGTCAATGAAATCGACAACGTCGTCTGGTACGGCAAGGGGCTGGGCCAAGATGGCAACGCAACGAGCGTGATCGCCATCGGCGGCGACGGCGTGTTCGCTACGAAGTCCTATGTCACCTCGGCGGTCGCTGCCGTTGACGTGTCCTCGCAACTCGCCAACTACCTGACCACGGCGAATGCGGCGACGACTTACCTGACGATCTCGTCTGCGAGCAGCACCTACCTCTCGCAGTCGTCTGCAAGCAGCACCTATGCACCTCTGGCATCGCCTGCACTGACGGGGTCGCCGACCTCGCCAAATGTCACGGCGGGCGACTCCAGCACCAAGATCGCGAACACCTCGTTCGTCATGACGGCTGTGGCGAATCTGGTGGCAAGTGCCCCTGAAGCACTCAACACGCTCAATGAGCTTGCGACTGCCTTGGGGAACGACGCCAGCTTCTCCACGACGATCAGCAACAGCATCGGCGGCAAGCTCGCCAAGGCGTCGAACCTCAGTGATCTGACTGACGCGACCACGGCCCGCACGAACCTCGGCCTCGGGTCGATGGCTTTGCAGGCATCGGACAACGTGAGCATCACGGGCGGTTCCATCGACAATATCACGATCGACTCAGGAACCTTCTGAAGTGGCAAACGTCCTTCGCAACCCGTACAGCAATGTCGCTGGCAATACGCCAGCGTCGCTGGGGAACGGCCAGATCGCCGTTCAGCAGGCGGACGGGAAGCTGTTTTATCGCAACTCGGCGGGCGTAGTAACTTCGTTCTCATCGATCGCCAGCTACGCGACTACTGCGAGCTTCCCCCTGACTGGTCTGGCGAACGTCTTGTACCTGAGTGTCGATAGCTCGCGGGCCTATCAGTTCGCCAGCGGCGTCTACGTTGAGGTCGGTGTCTCGGGTGGTGGTGGTGCAGCACACGCCAGCACCCACGCCACTGGCGGCAGCGATGCCATCACTCCTGAGTCTATCGGTGCGGCGTCTCTCTCCCATACGCAAGCGGCGGCAACGATCACGGACTTCGCCACGGAAGCGGCGAAGTATGGCCCAGTCGCCAGCGTCAACGGACTCACGGGCGCGGTGACGGTTCCTGTCGTGGCAGATGGCAGCAAGGGCGATATCACAGTGTCGGCCAGCGGGGCAACGTGGACGATCAATGCAAACGCCGTTGTGACGGCGGACATCGCAAGCTCTGCCGTCACTTACGCCAAGATTCAGAATGTCTCAGCCACCGACCGGCTGCTGGGGCGTTCGTCGGCTGGCGAGGGCGTGGTGGAGGAGATCACTTGCACGGCATTTGGCCGCGCTCTGCTCGATGACGCTTCTGCGTCTGCGGCTCGCACAACGCTAGGCATCGGAACGATTGCCACCGCTGCGTCGGGCGACTATCTGCCTATTGGCGGAGGCACGCTCACGGGCGCGACGACGATCTCCGCTGCGGCCGGAGCCGCGCTGAACCTGACCGCGACGGGCGGCACGGCGCAGGTTGCGCAGGCTGCGGGCGGCTTTCTCTACATCACCAACTACGTTCCAGACTCGCAGATCATCTACAACCTCTTAGGCTCTGGATCATTTCGCTTCTACACCAGCGCTAGCGATGTCGCTCGCATTGACAGTAGGGGGTTCTCAGTGGGCGTGAGCGGCTCTGCCGCGTCTCCATCCATCAGCCTTTTGTCCGACGCAAACACGGGCCTGTTTTTCCCGTCTGCGGACACGCTCGCACTTGCGACTGGCGGCACGGAGAGGCTGCGGGTAGATGCAACTGGGGCGGTTACCATTGGCGGCAGCAACGTCGCCACAGTGGCATCATTGCTGCCGCATCTTGGCGGTCTAACATCAGCCGCCGACGTTTATCCGCGAACTGAGGTAACAGGCGGCACGGTCAGCGTCACTAACGGCAACGTGTTTTTAGTTTTTTTCACACCGCTCCAGACTATCACTGTTTCGCAGATCACTATGGTCACGGGCAACACGGTGGCGGCGTCTGGCCTGACGTTTGCGCAGATGGGCCTTTACTCGTATGACGAAACAACAGCGACCCTTGTGGCGAGGTGCGCGTCTGACACCACGCTATTCACGGCTATCAATACAACCTACACGAGGTCGTTCAACACGACTGGGGGCTTCCCTGCAACGTATACATTGCAGGCCGGTACCCGCTATGGAGTGGCGGTGCTTCTAGCAGGCACGACGATGCCCGTGCTTTCTGGCAAGGGCGTCCCCGCCGGGATGCTGGGGCTTACGCCGAAAACAGCCATGACTATTAACGGGCAAACGTCGCTGCCGTCATCGTCTACGGCGTTGCAAATCACTTCCGCGCACCCATTCGCGAGGCTGTCGTGAATACAACCTACATCGGGGTGATCGGCGGATTGCACACCTACGAGGTTCGTGACGAGGCGGGGGAACTGGTCGGAATTAATCAAACAGCCGACCTCACTCCTCCCGTGCCAGAAAGCGTCTCTGCTCGTCAGATACGCCTCTGGCTTGTGCGAAACGGCGTCTCGCTTGCGGCGGTCGATGCTGCTATCGACGCGATCCCAGAGCAGTTGCAGCGAGACTCCGTGCGGGTCGAGTGGGACTACGCCCCTTATGTGGAGCGGTCGCACCCCATGCTAGTGCCTCTCGCGGCGGCTCTGGGACTGACTGAGCAGCAAGTCGATCAGGCGTTTGTTGAGGCGGCGGTGATCTGATGCCACAGCGAGTAGAGATGCTGCGACCGGCCAGGGCGAACTACAAGATCGTTAGGCGAGCCACGGGGCCAAACGCTCACCAGCGTGGCTACTGCTCGCCGCAACACAAGGCGTGGCGGCTGGCTGTGCTGGAGCGTGACAACTGGCAGTGCCGTGCCTGCGGTCGCGTGTGTGCCAAGCGGCGTGAGGCCCATGCTGACCACATCATCGCGGTCGTGGCGAGGCCAGACTTGCGATACGACATAGCGAACGGCCAGTGCCTTTGTGCGTCGTGCCATTCACGCAAGACGGTTTCGGAGCAGCGTTCAGAAAGGCCGACCCCCTAGGGGGGTGTGCTACGATTTTGGGCAACGAGGAAAACCATATGTTCCCCTTGTGTAAGCGTGGCCGGAGGTTTTCGGGGGGTGGGGTCGGCCCGGCCTTTTGTTTTAGCCCTCCTGAAAAAAAGCCCTATATAATAAGGAGTTTTTGACCGTGAACATCCGCAACCGCGTAAAGGAGCTGCGCCACGTCCCGGCGTCTGACTTGCGTCCTAACCCAAAGAACTGGAGGACGCATCCTGCGGCCCAGCGGGACGCCCTACGGGGCATTCTGGCCGAGGTAGGCATGGCTGACGCGGTGCTGGCCCGCGAGCTACCTGACGGCTCCCTCATGCTGATCGACGGGCATCTCCGAGCTGAGACGCTTGGCGACGGCGACGTGCCGGTTCTTGTCCTCGATGTGAACGAAGCCGAGGCCGACAAGCTGCTCGCTACGCTCGACCCGCTGGCGGCGATGGCCGAGACGGACGCTGGCAAACTCGACGAACTGCTGCGGACGTTCAACAGCAGCAGCGAAGCCCTGCAGCAACTCGCCGCCTCGACGGCCTCGGAGGCTGGGCTGTACGAAGCTATCGACGGGCCGACGGCAGAAGAGCCAGAATCAAGCACAGAGGAGATCGACATTGACAACTTCGACTTGCAGCACAAATGCCCGAAGTGTGGCTTTGAATTCAACGGCGAAGCGGCCTGAGTGCGCGTGGAACTTGACTGATCTCAAGTACGTTCCCCAGAACGGCGTCAAGGTCATGTCTACGTTTGCGTGCGGCGGCGGCTCGTCAATGGGATACAAGCGGGCTGGCTGCACCGTTGTTGCCGCGAACGACATTGACCCGGAGATGGCGTGGCACTACCAGCAAAACATCAAGCCGCCGCGATACTACCTTTGCCCGATACGAGACTTGCTTACGGCAAACTTGCCAGACGAGTTGTTTTCGCTGGACATCCTTGACGGCTCGCCGCCTTGCTCGACGTTTAGCATGGCGGGAAGTCGCGAAGACGCCTGGGGGAAAGACAAGCATTTCCGAGAAGGGCAGGCGAAGCAAGTGCTGTCCGACTTGTTTTTCGATTATCTCGACCTCGTTGGCAGGCTGCGTCCCAAAGTGGCGATTGCCGAAAACGTCAAAGGCATGATCCTCGGAAACGCTAAAGGCTATACGAAGTTGGTGATGCAGCGATTTAAAGAGCTCGGATACCGCGCGCAACTGTTTCTTGTGAACGCCGCTGATTGCGGTGTCCCGCAGCGTCGAGAGCGAGTGTTTTTCTGCGCTGTACGAGAAGACGTTAGCAGTACGAAGCTAGAGCTTGAGCCGAAGCATCGCTGGATTACCGCAAGCGAAGCAACGCGAGACTTGTCTGAAATTACGAAAAGCGAACTCGCAGACACTCGTCATACGGGCGTCGACAAGAAATGGTGGCATCGAACGAGTCCCGGGAGCAACTACTCAAAAGCGTGCTTTCAACACACCGGAAAAAACAGTTGCTTTAATTGGTACAGGCTTTCGGCTACTTCTCCCGCCCCTACGATGGCCGCACATCATCAAATGTTTTCGCATTGGGTTCAGCCGCGAAAGCTGACGTTCAGGGAATGGAAGCGGCTTGGATCTTTTCCAGACGATTACGAAGCAAAAACTGACGGCATCGGAAAATACATGATCGGCATGAGCGTGCCGCCGCGAATGACAGAAGTAGTGGCACGAGCAGTGATTGACCAATGGCTCAAGTCGAAGGAGTGACCCAATGGGAAAACGCGGCCCCGCCCCCGAGCCTTCGATTCTGAAGTACATTCGCGGCAACCCGTCGAAAGAGTCGCTGCCGTCGAGCGAGCCGACACCGGCACTCGTCCAGCAAGACTTCCCGCCGCCCAAGACGCTTGACGCCAAGGGCATCGAGGTCTGGAACGACATGGTACCGAAGCTCGCACGGATGCGAGTGCTGACCGAGGCCGACGTGCCGACGCTGACGCGGTACTGCATCGAATCGGCTCTTTACCTTGCCTGCTATGAGAAAGTGAAAGTAGGCGGCGAGGAATACACGCACTGGGAGCCAGACCCAAACCGAACTGACGGGCGGCTGCGAATCAAATACACCCAGGTCGCGCCGTGGGCTACGCAGATGCACCGGCATCACGCTGCGATGCTGCGGATAGAGCAGGAGTTCGGCATGACGCCGAGCAGTAGGTCACAGGTAAGCACGACCAATGGCAATGCAGAATCAGATCAGATTGCAGCCTTTGTCCAAAAGCGAGGCTCAAAAACAGGGGCTTGACTACTGGTTCGACCCCGAGCGGGCCGTTCATGCCATAGAGTTTTTTGAAAACTGGCTGCGGCATAGCAAGGGCAAGTTCGCCAAGCAGCCTTTCCTGCTGCTTGATTGGCAGAAGGAAATGATCGCGGAGCTATTCGGCTGGGTGCGTGTTGCCGACGACCTACGCCGCTACCGCGTGGCCTATATCTCGACGGCCAAGAAGTCTGGCAAGTCGACGATCCTTGCAGGCATCGGCTTGTATCTGCTCGTCATGGACGGCGAGAACGGGGCGGAAGTCTATGGCGCGGCTGCGGATCGCGAACAGGCGTCGGTCGTGTTCCGCGAAGCGGCAAGCATGGTGCGAGCCTCCCCCCTGCTCTCGCAGCAGCTTGAGGTGATCGACTCCCGTCGCACGATTGCGTATCGCAAAGAGGCGTCGTTCTATCGCGTCCTGTCCGCTGATGCGTTTCGAGCAGAAGGCTTGAATATTCACGGGCTGCTTTTCGATGAGCTACATGCCCAGAAAGACCGCCGCCTCTGGGATGCCCTTCGCTACGGCGGTGCGGCCCGCGAGCAGCCGCTACTGTGTTCGATCACGACGGCTGGCTATGACCGCAAGGGCATCTGCTACGAGCAGTACCAATACGCCAAGGCTGTTGCGGCGAACTGGCAATACGACCCGACGTTCTTTTCCTGCATTTACGAAATGGAGCAGGACGGCGATTGGAAAGACCCCGACGTGTGGCCGCAGGCGAACCCGTCCTGGGGTGTCACGATCAAGCCAGACGACTTCGCTCTCGACGCCAAAGAGGCCGAGCAGTCGCCAACGAAGCTCAACTCTTTTTTGCGATACCGGCTCAACACATGGACGACCTCCGACGTTCGCTGGTTGTCGCCGGAAACTTGGCAGCAGGGGTCTGTGCCGCTTCGCGACTTTGGCGACCGGCCCGTATACGCCGGGCTTGACCTTGCGACCACTTACGACCTTTCGGCCCTAGTGCTGGTCTGCCCAGACCCGAGCGACGGCAGCGTGGACGTGCTGCCGTTCTTCTGGATTCCCGAGGCGAACGCCGTGGAGCGAACGCAGCGAGACAAGGTGGACTACCTCGGCTGGATTCGCGACGGACATATCCGCACGACCGAGGGAAACGTGACTGACTACACGGTTTTGCATCGGGACATCACGCAAATCTGCGAGCAGTATTCCGTTCGGCTGGTCGGCGTTGACTTGAAGTTCAACGGGCAGATGCTGGCAAACATGCTGCAAGGGGACGGCATTGAGGTGAGAGGATACCCGCAAGGCGGCCGGGCCATGAGCGGCCCCGCGAAAGCACTTGAGAACCTACTTGCGAACTCGAAAGTCAGACACAACGGGCATCCGGTCTTGTCATGGTGTGCTGGCAACGCGGCCGTTCATGAGGATCGGTACGGAAACATCTACCCGAGCAAGTCAAAGTCTACGGAGCGGATCGACGGCGTTGTCGCTTTGTGCCAGGGAATAGGAACTTGGATCGGCAGCGAGCAGTCGCCCGCCTCAACCTCCGAAATCTTTTTCATATGATTGCCGAAAATCGCATTCTGTGGCTCCCCGGCGAAGAGCGTTCGTGGGGCGACGACGGTGGTGGCCGGTCACCCGCAGGCGTGCGGATCACCCCCGAGAATGCGACGTCGGTGGCGGCTGTGTTTTCATGCCTGCGAATCCTTGCCGAGACGGTGGCCGGTCTGCCGCTGCATCTGCTTGAGCGGACAGCGAGCGGCGGCAAGCGGCTCGCCCGTGAACTGCCGCTCTACCGCAGGCTGCACAGCCAGCCAAACAACTGGCAGACGAGCTTTGAGTGGCGTGAGCAGGCAGTGATGCACGTCGGACTGTGGGGCGATGCCTACTCTGAGCTCGTGCCTGGGGCGTCTGGTGCCATCGACCAGATCGTGCCGCTGCACCCGAGTCGGATGAAGGTCGAGACGCTGGAGAACAGTAGGCTGCGGTATTCGTACCGCGAGGCAGGTGGGCGCCAGACGGTCTACTCCGACGAGCAGATTCTGCACATGCGTGGGCCGAGCGACGACGGCGTTCACGGCATCTCGATTGTGGAAGAGTGCCGCGAGGCGATTGCGTTGGCTCGGGCGTGCGAGGTTCACGGGGCCAGATTCTTTGGTGCCGGTGCCCGGCCGGGATTCATCCTGTCCACCGAGAACCAGTTGAACGCCGAGGCTCGCCGCGAGTTGGCCGAGAACTGGAACCGCAAGCATCGCGGCCCGCACAACGCTCACGAAACGGCGGTACTCACGGGCGGCCTGAAGCCTTACGAGGTACCCTACGCCAGCAACTCCGACTCGCAGTACCTAGAGCTACGCGAGCATCAGCTTCGCGAGATCGCAAGGCTGTTCCGCATTCCCGGCTATCTGCTCGGCCTTGAGCAGGGATCGCCACAGAGCGAGATTCAATTCGTCACGCACACGATCATGCCGTGGCTTCGTCGTTTCGAGTCGGCGTTCCTGCGAGACTTGATTGTTGACGACGAGAAGTACCTCGCCGAGTTTGACGTGCGGGGCTTGCTGCGCGGCGATGCCGCGAGCCGGTCGGCCTACTACCGTGCCATGTGGGACATCGGCGTGGTCAGCACCAACGACATCAGAGCCAGCGAGAACCTTGACCCGGTGGACGGTGGCGACGAGCGGTACCGCCCGCTCAACATGGGCACGCTGGGTGCGATGCCATCGGTCGATGACGTGCTGGCCCAGCAGCAGCCGGGCAGCGGCATCGACGGCCAAGCGGTCGAGGGTGGAGTGGCAGCGGCAGAGCAAGGCGAGCCTGTTGCTGCGCAGGTTGCCGACGTTTCGCTCAATGGGGCACAGATCACGGGGCTTATCGCAATCCTGCAGCAAGTGCCTGCGGGCCTCATCACGAAGGACGGGGCGGCAGCACTGATCGCCGCGTCGTTCCCAAGCATCACTGCCGCACAGGTTGCGTCGATTCTCGCAGGAGTGAGCGAGTCGGCTCCGGCGGCAATCGACCCGCTGACAGAGCGAAAGGCTGACGATGGCGAAGTATGACCACATCGACTTCACGCCCCCGGCTGGCGTGCGAAGCGAGGCCCAGAAGGGGCTTGACTGGCGCAGCGAGTATGGTCGCGGTGGCACGGCGGTCGGCATCGCACGGGCACGCGACCTGAGCAACGGCACAAACATTTCGCCCGATACCGCACGAAGGATGAAAGCGTATTTCGACCGCCACGAAGTAGACAAGCAGGGCAAGGGATGGTCGCCCGGCGACGAAGGCTTCCCGAGCAACGGCCGCATTGCGTGGGCGTTGTGGGGATCAGACCCCGGCTACGCATGGGCACGAAAACTAGTTGAGCAACTAAACGCCGCAGATGAGGAAAACCGTAGCATGATTGAACGACGCAGCTTGTACGAAGAGGGTTCGGACTCCCTACCGCTGCTCCATGTGGAGTCTCGCAGCGAGGAAGGCGACGCGGGCGAGAGCCGGTGGATCGTCGGCTACGCTGCCAAGTTCGGCGTCAATTCGCTCGACCTGGGTGAGTTCACGGAGCGAATTGCCCCCGACGCATTCGGCATCGTTGCCGAGCGGCGTGGCCGCAAGCGACCGCTAGAGACGCGGGCACTGTTCAATCACGACGCAAACTATCCGCTCGCCCGCTACCCCGGCACGCTGCGGATGAACGTGGACGAGATCGGCCTGCGGTACGAGTTCAAGGTGCCCGACACAACCTACGGCCGCGACCTTGCCAGCAACATCGACGCGGGCATCGTGCGTGGTAGTTCGTTCAGCTTCCAGATCGCCCCCGGCGGCGAGTCGTGGAGCGTGGAAGATGGCCGCAGCATCCGCACCGTGACGAAGATTGACAGCCTGATCGACGTCGGGCCAGTGACCTTTCCTGCCTACCCCGATGCTGATGTGAGCGTGGCGAAGCGTTCGTTCGATTCGTACCGTCAGCAGACAGCAGTGTCGACGACGGCATGGATTGAGATGGCAAAGAAAACCACAGCCCTCCGCGAGTACCTCCGCAAGCATGGCCGCTAAGACAGGCGATTCGTGCACAAGGTGCCGAGGCGGGCGGCTGCAAGTCGCGAGCAGCCAGCGGCAGGGCGAGTACCAAATTCGGTACTTGCGTTGCGACTCATGCGGCTGCACTGGCAAGCACGTTCTGAATGCCGTCGAGGTGCGGCGGATGCGGGGCTAGTTCTTTACTCTCGTCTGGATGGGTGTGGGCTGCGGCTCGTAGCTTCAGTGTGTGGGCAGCGTTGGCCGCCCGCGTCCCGCACACAGGAGTCTACAAGTGGACAAGCTCAAGAAGCTGCTCGACGAACTCGCCGCCGTGGTCGCTGAAATGGAAGCGACCTCCGAGACGCCCGCCGAGGGCGATGCCCCCGCGATGAGCGAAGAGCAAGAGGCGTCCCTCCGCTCGCTCGAAACCCGAGCCGCCAAGCTGCGTGAGCAGATCGAACTGCTCCAGCGGATCGAAGCCAAGCAGACCGAACTGCGTGCCGTCATTGAGCGGGCTGCTCCCGCCAAGGCCGTCGAAGCCCCCGAGGTCAAGGAGACCCCCGCCGTGGAAAATCGCAGCTACGCCGTCCCCCGTGCCAGCGGTCGCCTCAAGGCTTTCAAGGGGCCGAACGCCGAAGAGCGTGCGTACCGTGCCGGTATGCACCTCAAGGGCTACCAGCTTGGCGATGCCGAGGCTCGCCGGTGGTGCGTCGATCACGGCGTCGAGAGCCGTGCCCAGGCTGGCTCGATCAACTCGCTCGGTGGCGTGCTCGTCAGCGACGAGCTGTCGTCTGAGATCATCCGCCTCGTCGAAGAGTTCGGCGTGGTGCCTAGCGAGTTTCGCCGGGTGAGCATGAACACCGACTCGATGCTGGTGGCTCGCAGGACGTCGGGCCTGTCGGCTCGGCCGATTGGCGAGAACGCTGCTCCCTCGACGAGCGACGTGACCTTCGACAACGTCAACCTGATCGCGAAGCTGTGGGGCATCGACAACCGCGTGCCCAACAGCCTGCTGGAAGATTCGGTCATCGACCTCGCCGACGCGATGGCAGTCGAAGTGGCTCAGTCGTTCGCGGAAGCGTTCGACAACGCGGGCCTGATCGGCGACGGCGGCGCGGCGTACCACGGCACGGTCGGTGTTGCCACCTCGGTGGTCGATGGCACGCACGCGGCTAGCGTGGTGACGGCGACCGGCCGCCAGACGTTCGACGCTCTGACGCTGACCGACTTCACCTCGCTCGTTGCGAGGGCACCGCTGTTCGCCCGCCGGAATGCGAAGTTTTTCATCTCGCCTGCTGGCTACGGTTCCTCGATGCTGCGGCTGATGGTTTCCCACGCGGGCAACAACGCTGCCGACATCGCTGGCGGTGCGAACCTTCAGTTCCTCGGCTTCCCGGTGGTGCTGTGCCATCCGCTCCAGTCGGCCCTTACCGGCACCACGGGCACCGTGGCCTGCCTGTTCGGCGACATGAGCCAAGCGGCGACCTACGGCGAGCGGCGTGGCGTGACGATCAAGACCGACGCCAGCCGGTTCATCGAGTACGACCAGACTCTCACCTTCGCCACCGCTCGCGTTGCGATGGTTGCTCACGATCTCGGCAGTGCTGCCAAGGCAGGCCCGGTGTGTGCCCTCAAGTTCGGCTGATTTCAAATACTCAGGAGTACCCTGCTAATGCTTCACCTTGCCAATTCCAAGACCGACGCGATGATCGGCGTGGCCGACACGACCACGGCTCAGACTGCGCAGCACACCATCGACACGCTGGGGTTTTCCTATGCGTCCATCGACGTTGTGTTTGAGGCGGCTGCGTCCACCTCGGACGCGATCTGCCGTGCTCTGAAGATCGAAGAGTCCGATGCCTCGGGCAGCGGCTTCGCTGACGTCACGGCCCTCGTTGGCGGTGGTGTCGGTGGGTTCGCCATCCCGTCGAGCGGTTCCCGCACCAGCGGCTCTAACGTCGTGCGGATCAACCTCGACACGCGGGGCCGCAAGCGGTACTTGCGGGTCAACGCCACGCCGGTTGCGGCGAGCGTTGTGGCGAGCGTTGCCCGGCTGGGCCGTGGCGAAGCCGGTGCATCGGACGCATCGAGTTCGGGCGTGCAGGTCGTGGTCAACGCCTAATCGCTTGACACGCAGACAATCATGGACGGCTGGCGGGAAGCGATCCCCGCCAGCCGTTTCCTTTTGGAGTAGCTCTAGTGATTGTCAAAGTCGGCGGTACAGAGGTTGACATTCGCGTCGAGGCCGTGCTTTCGATGCCGCGACTGTCGTTCACGTCCAACCACTTCGCGTGGGCGCAGGCTCTGATGCCGCTGGGTATCCGGCCGACGATGGGCACGGGTGCGTTCTGGTCACAGGTGAATACCCGTATTTTCGAGCAGTTCATCGACAAGTGCGAGTACCTACTCACCATCGACTACGACACATTCTTCACGAAGGCCGACGTCGAGCATCTGTTCGCGATGGCGTTGACGTTCCAGTGCGATGCGATCACGGGACTGCAGACGAAGCGTGAGGACGGTCGCCCGATGCTGACGCTCAAGGGCACGCTTGACGATCCGCCTGCTAGTGGCAGTTCGACGGTGCCTGCCGATTGGTTTGCCGAGCCGGTGCAGGAAGTTGATTCGGCTCACTTTGGGCTGACGGTCATTTCCACGGCTGCGTTGAAGCGATGCAAGAAGCCTTGGTTTTGGAGCAAGCCCGGCCCCGATGATTCGTGGAACGAGGGCCGCGTCGATGACGATATTTTCTTCTGGCGCAACTGGCGAGAGAGCGGCAATCGCGTGTTCATCTCACCGCGTGTCGTTCTCGGCCACGGCGAGTACGTCGTCACATGGCCGGGGAAGAATCTGCAAGCACCCGTGTTCCAGTGGACGACTGACTTCACGACCAAGCTCACCCGCCCCGACACTGCATGGAGTGTGCCCCAATCATGAAAATCAAGTTCACCGCCAACTACTCGACCTATCGCCCCGGCGACGTGACCGAGTGTGACAGCGATGTAGCCCAGCGGCTGATTGCCGAGGGGCGTGCGATCCCAGAGAAACAGATTGACTTGATCGAGACGGCAAGCGTTGAGCTAGGCGGCGAGTCTGCCGACCTCACGCCACGCCGCCGCTCACCAAGAGGGATGTGATGGACTATCCTCGCCCGGTGTATGACGGCAAGCCGATGCGGTACCGCAGCCTGCGGACGCTGACGCAGCCGGTCGTGGAGCCTGTGTCTCTGGCAGAGGCGAAGGCCCACTGCCGCATTGATTCCGACGCTGACGACTTCTACATCGTCTCGCTCATCACGGCGGCTCGCGAGTGGGTCGAGGCCTACATGGACGAGGCTTTGATTCACCAGCAGCTTGTGATGCGGCTCGATGGATTCCCAGCCGAGATTGAACTGCCGCGGCCCCCGATGGCGACGTCTGGCACGGCGACGGCTGTCAGCGTCACGTTTACGTCTGATGTATCGGGGGCGACCGCTGCCTTGTCGTCATCGACTTATCGTGTTGACCGCGACACGAAGCCGGGCGTGATCCGCAACACCTACGGCGGGGCGTGGCCGGGGCACTTGACCGACTACAACTCCGTGACCGTGACATGGTGGGCGGGCCGTGGTGAGTCTGGATCGAGCGTGCCGCAAGGCGTCCGCAACGCGATCTTGATGCTCGTCGGGCATTACTACGAGAGGCGACTCGCGGCTGATAGCGGCTCGCTGAACGACACCCCTTACGGCGTCAAAGCGTTGCTCGATGCACACCGCTGGGGATCGTACTGATGATCGACCCCGGCAAACTGCGTGAGCGGGTAACGGTGCAAGTCGCCAGCGGCGTCACAAACTCCGTTGGCGAACTGGTGATGACGTGGGCTGACTCATCTGCTGTGTGGGCCAGCGTCGATGGCGTTTCGGCCCGCGAGCAACTGCTCTCTGGGCAGAGCCAAGTGGCAATTAGTCACCGTGTGCGGATGCGGTATCTGCCGGGCCTCACGCAGTCGCACCGGCTTTCGTGGCGGTCTCGCACGCTGGAGATTGTCAGCCTGCTAGAGCACAACAACCGCAGCGAGCATGAAGTCATCTGCCAGGAGAACGTCTGATGGCTACGGCAGGCATCGTCATCACGGCGGACTTCCCAGACCTCAAGGAGGTTGGCGATGCAATTCGCAACCTCGGCGACAAGCGTTTCACTGCCGTGGCCCTCAAGGATGCCCTCCAGAAGGCGATAGTGCCTGCCGAAACGCGGCTACGGGAACTGACGCCCATCGGCCCTACGGGCAATCTGCGGGCCGCTGTGATGTCGCTGGCGAAGGCGTACACGAAGAACGGCAACGCGGTCGGGCTGATCGGCTACCGGCGCAGCGGCAATCGTGGCTCGGAGGACGCCGCTGGCGGCAGGGTGCGAGTCTCGTCGGGCAAGGTGGGAGATCGGGCGTATCACCAGTGGCTGATCGAATACGGCACGCGAGCACGTGTCGTCAGCAAGTTCAGCAACACGCCTTACCAGCGGAAAAGCCCCTCAGTGCCGTTCGTGCGGACGCGAATGGGAAAGCAAGAAGTGGTTCGCGGCAAGGGCGTCGTTCACACCGTCAAAGGGCAGAACGCCTACATCGCATCGAGCTACAAATCGCTCGGCCCGTTCCAGATGGTCAAGCTCCGTGGCGGCGGCTTTGCCACTGACCCACCAACACCGGGTGCGTACTTCAAGAAGTCAGCCAGCCCAATCGTGATCCCGCCTACGCCCGAGGGTGGCGTGGCTGGCCAGCCGCCAATCCGCACGGCGTTTCAGCAAACGCAGGCCCAGGTGGCTGCGATCCTGCAGCAAGAGCTTCGCATTTCGCTGGAGCGTGCCCTGTCCGCCCTCACCTACCGTGCCACGGGCACGATCTCGGGAGAATGACGCATGGCTTTCAAGTCGCCAGAGGCCGTTGTCCGCAACCGGCTCATAACGACAGCCGCCGTGACGGCACTGGTCTCGACAAGAATCTACCCCGTCATCGCCCCTGCCACTGCAGCCCTGCCATTCATCACGTGGCGGAGGCTGGGCGTGACGCGGCAGCAGTCGCTTGCCGGGCCGGTCGGTGTGCCGACAGTAAACTTGTCGGTCGATATTTTTGCGGAGACCTACGAATCTGCCCGCGATATTGCTGACCAGTGCCGTGCGTCTCTGGATGGGTGGGGAGGCACTTTCGACAATACAACGGTGAGCAACGTGTCGCTCGACAACGAGAGCGACGGGTTCGCACAGCTTGCCGGTGGCGACCTCCCGCCGGTCTACACCGTTCAGCAGCTTTACGGCATCCTCTGGCAGGAGAGTTAAAGATGGCGATTACGCCCCATGATTCGACCGGCACAGTGTTCACGTTCGCGAGCAGCGGTTACACGGTCACGAACATCGTCTACAACCTCGCTGATCCGGCGACCGATAACACCATCGACGTATCGCACCTCGGGCTGACTGCTGGCAACTCGGTGCTGACTCAGGATCGCCCGCTGACCGGCAACGCAACGGATACGGGGCGACAGGTCACGATTGAGTATCTCGGCAAGGACATCATCGCCGACGCTGCGACTGGCACGCTGGTCATCACTCACGCCGGTGCGGCGTTCTTGTCGAAGCCGTCGACCGTCGTTAGCTCGTCTGTGACGTTCGCGTTGAACGATGTGGTCAAGGGCACCGCAGTTTTCAAGGTCGCTCGCTGATAGCGTGACGGAGGCATCCCGTCATGGCAACTTATGCTGCCGGTGTCACCGTCTCTTGGAACAGCGTTGCGTTCCAAGAGGTCGTTGACTTGAAGGTGCTGCACGGCGGTGACCTGCCAATCTCTCGCGGTGGCAACGGATCGCCGTTTGCGCTTGACCTCGGCACTATAGATGTAGTGTGCCTGGGCACTGCGAACTGCACGCTGACCAACTACGGCAAGCGTGCCACGTTTCAAGTGGCCGGGCCGGGCGTCGTGTTTACGCACAAGGCGATCTTCCAGCGACTTGCGGTCGAGAAGAAGGTCAACGATGTGCAGCGACACACCGTGACGCTCCGCTTCTCACCATCGTAGGAGTTTCTTTATGGCACTGACGGCAGATCAGATTTTGGCGGCTGACGATCTTGGGCTGAAGCAAGTACCGGTTCGCGAATGGAACGGCGAAGTGTTCATCCGCATGATGAGCGTCGGCGAGCGGGATGCGTATGAGCGTCTTTGGATCGGCAAGCGAGAAACCGGCGTCGATAACTTCCGCACGGAGTACCTCGCCCGCGTCTTGTGCAACGAGAAGGGCGAGCTGCTTTTCACCCGTGAACAGATTTCAGCGTTGGCAAACAAGTCTGGCGCGGTGATGGGGCGACTCTTCGATGAGGCTCTCGCGCATAACAACATGACGGAGGCGGATGTCGAGCAGTTGGGAAAAGCCTAGGCGTCTCGCCGACGCGACGGTTTATGTTCGCGTTAGCGGGGCACCTTGGCATGACGGTTGGCGAACTGTCTCGCCGCATGGATTCGCGGGAGTTGACCGAGTGGATGGCGTACACACGCTACTACCAAGCTCTCCCCGATCCGTGGCGGCAGACAGGTCTTGAGGTGAGTGCGATGCTCGCGCCGCACTCGCCGCGAGGCAAGTGCCCGAGTGCCGATGACTTCAACCCAATCGAAAAAGCTCCGCAGCATGGCGATCAGATGCTGACACAGATACGGGCCTTGCAAGCAGCACTAGGTGGTCAGTAATGGCGAACATTCTCGGGCTAGCACTGAAGGTCACGGGCGATGCGAGCGGCTTGGCAAAGTCGCTCACGCCGGTCGATCGTGCGCTCGACAAGCTCGCTGCCCAGGCCGAGAAGGCGACGAACGTCTTTACGCCGTTCGCCGAAAAGACGGCAGAGGCTGGGCGGGCACAGGAAGAGTTTGCCGCGAAGTTTTCCACGCTCGCCGATCAGTTGCGGGACAACGTCATCGGGCCGCAGGAATACGCGGCTGCGTTCGGTCGGTTGACCGAGGAAGCCAAGGCGTCGGCTGCTGCTTTCGAGGAAGGACTCCGCATCACCGAGCAACTCCGCACCGTCGAAGAGCGGCGGGTGACTGAGCTAGCGAAGCTGGAGGGGCTGCTGTCGCAAGGGGCGATTTCGCAGGAGACGTTCGTTCGTGCTTCTGAGAAGGCGACGGGCGTCGAGAAGGAGCGTGCCGATGCCGCCGCGTCGGCGGCTCGTATCATCGCCGCGAACCTGACACCGCAAGAGCGATACTCGCAGCAGATGCAGGAGTTGACAGGGCACCTTGATGCGGGACGGCTGTCGCAGGATCAGTTCAACCGTGCCGCCCAGAAGGCAAAGACTGACCTCGACGGGATCGGCAAGGAAGCAGGCAAGGCCGACAAAAACATTGAGCAACTCAACAAAAACGTCAACTTCTTGAAGAATGTCGAAATCGGCAGGCTGGTGTTCGACGGCGTGCGTGCCCTCGGCAATGCTTTCGCGAGCGTGCAGAATCAGATCGCTGGGCTGGTGACGTCTGCCAACGCTTCGATCAACCAGCTTGACGATTTTGCCCAGCGTACAGGCATCGGCGTAGAGTCTTTGCAGGGGTACTCGCTCGCCGCGAAACTAGCTGGCGTCGATACGGAGCAATTCGGAACGGCCGTCCAGAAGCTCGCGGTGAACATTGGCAAGGCCGCACCCGGTGACGCACTCGACAAGTCGCTGCGAGCGATCAATCTGTCCGTCGTTGAGCTGCGTGCATTAGCACCAGAGCAGCAGTTCTCAGCCATCGGTAATGCTATCTCGACGCTGCCGACCGTTGCGGATCGTGCTGCCGCTGCCGTCGAGATATTCGGTAAGCAGGGTGCTGCACTCGCGCCGCTGTTTCGTCAGGGCGCGGCCAGCATCGAGGAACTGCAAGCCCGTGCCGAAAGGCTTGGAGTGATTGTTGACGAGACGCAGGTCAACAACGTCACGAGCATGAACGACGCCTTCGATCTCGTTGCCGCTACGGTGCAAGGCATCACCGGGCAAGTGATTGGCAACCTTGCCCCGGCGGTCACTGATGTCACGAATCAGTTCTTGCGGTTCGTGGAAGAGTTCGCTGGGGTCGATGGGCAGGGAGGCACTGGCATCGCCAGCGCGATCACCGACACGCTGCTGCGAGGGGCGGAGTATTTCGCTGGCATCTTTGACGAGTACGTCGAATACTTTGGTGGCTTTACTGGTGCCTTGAACACAGCCGGTGAGACCTTCAACCAGATTTCCGGCACGCTGGACGTTCTTAGCGGCGTGTTCAGAAGCATCTTCAACACGTTTGAGATTATCGGCAACGGCATCGCGGTAGCACTCGGCAAGGCTCTGGAAGCGATTGGCAGCTACGTCAGCACCGACCTAGAAGCGTTCGGGCGTGACTTGCAGTTGAACGCAAGTTCGCAGCTACAGCAGAACCTTGCCGAGCTTGAGGCTGCGGGCCAGCAGATTATCAACGGCACGACGCAGGCTGTTTTTGGCAACGCCGCCGAGCAACAGTCTGCCGCGACGAGTGCGGCAACGACGTATCTGGAAGGCTTGCGGGCACAGATCGAGCAAGAGCGGTCGCCGCAGTTCAAGATCGAGACCGACATTGAGCAGACCCGCGAGCGATTCGACTCGTTCTTCAGTGGCGTCGTCGATCAAAGCAGTGCCGTTACCCAAGCGATGCGTGGTTTCGAGGCGGCTGCGGCGGCTGTTATTGACCCGCTCAATATCACGGCGGACGAGATTGCTCGCATCAACGCAGAGCAGGAGAAGGTCAACCGTGCGATGGATCAAGAACTGGGGGCACGAAGGCAGATTGCAGATGCCGCTATCGCTCAGGCCGAATCCGACACGAAGCGAATCGCTGAATTGACAAAAGCGAGTGACGCTCAAACGAAACTTGCCGAGGACATCGCCGTCATCGAGCGGGAGCAGGCCCGCGTTCGGGAGCAGTTGCAAGCCGCCCGCGAGGCATCGTCGCTGTCGCTGTCAGAGTCTGATCGCAGGGCGTCACAGGCACAAGCGGACGCCGCTGCGGCAAGCCTCGCCAGCCTTGACCAGATTGAGGCGAAGCTCAAGGAAACACGGCAGGCTGCGAGCCAAGGATTTTTGGACGGTTTCACAAAGCAGTTCGACGAAACAGCAAAGTCGATTGATGCAGCACGGGCCAAGGCGGCAGAGTTTGGCAAGGTTGGCGTGCGTGCCCAGCTTGAACTAGCTCAAGCCGTTGCCGTTTTGCAGGAGCGTGCCCGTGCAGGATTTCTAAGCAAGGCTGAATACGACAAGGAGCTTGCCCGGCAGCAAGGCTTTTTTGACGAAGCAATAAAGCGAGAGCAAGAGAACCAGCGTCGAATTGCAGAGGCAAAGCAGGCGGCGAATGTTCGCGTCGAAGAGTTTCTCAGAGGCAAGATTGATGAGCGAACGAAGTTTGAGATCGCTCGCCAAGAGGAAGCTGCGAACCGAAGGCAAAGGGCACTTGAAAACGTCGCAGCCATCGAGCAAAGAATTGCCGTTCAAGAACAGTCCGTGCAGGCAGCGAGAGACGCTGGCGACTTAAAGTCTGCTAGAGCCAGAGCCGGTGAGCTAAAGACGCTCAAGCAGGCTCAAGTTGCCGAGCAACGCATCGCTGACGGCCGCACCAACGCCGCACGCAGCCAAGCATCCGGCCTTGCTGGCGGACTCCGTCAGGCCGAGCAGTTTCAAAGTCGCATTGCCCAAACAAACGACAACTTCCTGCGAGCGTTTTCGGGAACATATACCGCAGCGAGTGCGTCACTCAACCAAGCCAACGCCGTCGCTGCCGAGCTTGCCCGGCAGCAGGCACTAAACCGCCCTGTGGCGGGAACGGTCTCGACGGCTGACGTCCGCACGGCAGAAGGTGCTGCGCTGGTGCTGGGCCTCGGGGCTGCGGCACAAGACCCGAATCTGGTCGAGGCACGGCTCCAGACGAAGCAACTGTCTGGCATTCGCACGGCGATTACCAATGCCGTGTCTGGCTTTACTGGCACCGTTGCGGAGATTTTCTGATGGCTGTTTCGTCGTTTCGCGAACTCGGCAGAACCCTGGAAGGCGAGGTCGGCGGGACGACTGTCGCCAAGCGACGGTTTGTTGTGATCCTCGACGACAACGCAACGGTCACACCGACTGCGAATCTTCAAGTCATAGATGCTGTTGGCGGTGGCACCTGGGGCGTAGCACACCCTGAGTTTTCGTTCCTTCGCCTTCGCAAGGCGACGATGGCCGAAACTTTTGGCGACAACCCGTACCACGTTGAGGTCACGCTTGAGTACGGCGTGATCGCGTCGAGCCTTCTTCTTGGCCCACTCTTCCGGCCTGCCGAGTGGGTGTACGAAGCAGTGCCCGGTGATCAATTACCGGCACTGTTTTTCTACGACGGCGCAACTAGGCGGCCACTGACTAACTCAGCCTACGACTATTTCGAGGGGCTGACCGTTCCCGAGTCGCTGACCCGAGTGACGATCAAGCGAAACTTCGCGAGCCGACCTACTGGGATCATCAACTCTTTTGGCTTTCTCAACAGCGATGCCTTCAGCGGCGCGGCGGTTCACCACTGCAAGCACGAAGGCTCCAAAGTCGAGAAGGTCGAAGAGTTATGGGGGAACGTGCGATACAGCTACTGGCGCGCGGAGTCTCAGGTGCTGTTCCGCCCGAGCGGCTGGAACCTACAACTGCCCGACGTGGGCTTCAATTACATATCAGGCGGCGAAAAGCGTCGCGCTATGGTGTTCGATTTTGAGAACGCCGAATGGATTCCGAGTGCCGGGCCGCTAGGGCTTGATGGCAGTGGAGGCTTGACCGGCGGCTACCCTGCCATCTTGAGTCGGCGAGTGCTTCCAGAAGTATCTTTTTCGAGCTTGTTTGGCAGTCCTCCAGTCTGATTCTGCCAGAGCACCGCATCAAAAACGTAGAGTGAAAACATGGCTGACCCAACGTATGAAATCCTGCCCGCCGAGCTCGACCTCGCGTTCATCAAGGGCGACGAGTTTGGGATGGTGCTGTCAGTCGATGCAACCGACCTGACCGGCTACGCCTACGACACGAAAATCTACAGCCTAACTACCGTCGAAGTTGGCGGCGGCCTTGGTGCGGGCGTGGCCTCGGCCGCTGGTGAGACGGTCGTGGCGTTCACCGTAACGCCCGTCAACCTTACCTCGGGGCAGGTCAATTTGTCTCTGACAGAGACGCAGACAAACACGCTGACTGCTGGAGCGGAGTACCGCTGGTGGTTCAAGACAATTACCCCCGGTAACGTGACGCGAACGATCTTGGCCGGTGACGTCAGCGTGAAGGTGCCCTGATGTCCGTCACAGTAAATGTCGTCGGCCAGACTGCCGTCAGCGTCAGCGTTGCGGCATCGACTGGAGCCAGCGTCAGCGTTGCGGCATCCACTGGAGCCAGCGTCGTCGCGTCTGGTGGCATCGGCCCGGCCGGATTCATCACGGTGCCGGGGACATCGACGCAGGCTTTCGGCACGTTCCAGATCGCGCCCGGCGACGGCATCACGGTGAGCACCGCCGATGGGCAGTTCCTCATCTCGTCCTACCCGAGCACCACGGTTTCGAGTCTCGCCCCGGTGCAGAGTGTGGCCGGTCGTACTGGCACGGTCGTGCTCCAGGCAAGCGACGTGACGGCGGGCACGTTCGCCATCGGTCGGATTCCGACCATTGGCTACACCGCCTTGTCTGGAGTGCCAACGGCGTTCACGCCCGCGAGCCACACCCACGACGCCAGCGCAGTAGCCTCGGGCACGCTGTCGATTGCTCGCATCCCGACCATCTCGTACACCGCTCTCAGCAACACGCCTGCGACGTTCACCCCGTCTGCCCACACCCACTCCACTACAGACGTTGTAGCATTCACTGCCGCTGCGTCTGCGGCGGCTCCGGTGCAGTCGGTGCAATCGAGGACGGGGGCGGTCGTGCTGACGCGGACTGACCTGACGGCAGCGGCCGAGGTGCATACCCACTCGACCGCCGATGTCGTCGGGCTTACGGCTGCGTTCAGCCAAGTCGGCCATACACACGACGCCGCAGCATTGACCAGCGGCACGCTCGACGTCGCACGCATCCCGACGATTGGCTACACGGCTCTGTCTGGCGTGCCTGCCACATTCGCACCGTCTGCCCATACCCACTCGACCACTGACGTTGTGGCGTTCACCGATGCCGCGGCGGCGGCGGCTCCGGTACAGTCGGTAGCAGGCCGCACGGGGGCGATCAGCCTCGCAGCCGCTGACGTGGCCGGGCTGGCAGGCGTTGCCACCAGTGGCAGCTATACGAGTCTGAGTAACGTGCCGGCGACGTTTGCTCCGAGTGCCCATACCCACTCGACAACCGAGGTGGTCGGACTGACGGCGGCATTCAGCCAGCCGGGGCACACGCACTTTACAGGCGACATCATTGGCTACCAAGGGTTGCCTGCCCAGGCTGGCTACGCTGGGCCGCTGGTGACTGACGGCACGAACGCGACATGGACGAATCGGTATTCAATCGTCAACCCGGTGCTTGTGCAGGGCGCTGGGATGTCGTTCAGCCGTGACACGGCGGCGGGGCAAATCACGATTGCATTTGCGGGCGGCACGTCTGGCCTAGCAGTTGGGTCGCTGACACCGCTGGCTCTGGGCGTTGCATCCGCTGGCTCGTCTGGAAACGCTAGCCGTGAGGATCACGTCCACAAGTTGCCCACCGTCGCCGACATCACGGCAGCGGCAGCCACGCACACCCACGATGCCGCAGCGATTGCATCTGGCACCATCGACCCCGCGCGTCTGCCAGCTACGGTATCGGCCCTCAATGCACTCACCGGGGGCATCACGATTGCCGCTGGTGCTAACGTGACGGTCTCGACCGCCAGCAGCACGATCACGATTGCCGCGGGTGCGAGTGGAATCGTCGAGGCCGCGACCGCGGCAGGCTTCCCCGCGACGGGTGGCAGCCAAACGATTTACATCGCCACCGACGTGAGCCGGGTGTATCGGTGGTCGGGAAGCGTCTACGTCGAACTCGGGCCGCAGTAAATAGAGGTAGATAATGCCACTCTCATTTCCAGGATCACCGGCAGTCGGCGCAACGAGCACGCAGAACGGGCGGCAGTACGCTTGGACTGGCTACGCATGGGAACTCGTCGCCGCGAGCGGCTCTGGCGAGGACGCACTGCTCCGCTCGATCTTTGTGCCGTCTGCGCCAACCGGACTCACGGCAACTGTGGGCAACGCGCAGGTGTCGCTGTCGTGGACGGCACCGACTGGCGTGATCGCGCAGGCACCAATCACAGATTACACGGTGCAGTTCAAAACTGCGGCGGCGGCGGATTGGGGGCCATTTAGCCGTGCGGCATCCACCGCGACGAATGCAATCGTGACTGGGCTGACCAACGGCACGCCGTATGTGTTCCGCGTGGCAGCGGTGAATGCCGTTGGCACCGGCACGCCAACGGCCGCGAGCAGTGCGTTGACGCCAACGGCAGTAATCCCAGACCCGTTCTTCAGCAACGTCGCCCTGCTGCTCCACATGGATGGCGCCGGCAGCACGTTCGTCGATTCTTCGGGAACGCCAAAAGAAGTAGCGGCCGTGGGGGCTACGCAGAGCACGGCTGAAAGCAGGTGGGGTGGCAAAAGCGCGTACTTCGATGGCAGCGGTGACTATCTGACAGTTCCATCAAGCTCTGCGTTTGGTTTCGGCACGGGCGATTTCACAATTGAATACTGGCATTACCCTCTTCAGAACACTGGCAATGAAACGCACATTGACACGCGACCTTCCGACAGTTCGGCGTGGCTGGTGCTTGGCAAATCCTCTTCTGGTGCTGTGCGGTGCTACGACGGCTCAAGCGTCCGCACTGGCGGATCAATGAACTTGAACGCATGGAATCATATTGCGTGGGTGCGTAGTGGCGGCGCGAACACGCTGTACCTGAACGGTTCAAGCGTGATCACGTTCACAAACGGCGGTGATGCGGGGTCGTCATGCGGTCTGACAATCGGCTCAAACGTGTTGACATCCGCCGAGAACACATACGGCTACATCGACGACATCAGAATCACAAAGGGCGTGGCCCGCACCATCACCGTCCCCACGGCGGCGTTCCCAACGTCATGAAACACCTCATCGAGTTCCTCGTCTGCGGCTGTATCGGCACCTACTGCGTTCTGCGGTGCGCGGTTCTGATGCCCCGCGTTATTGCAGAGGCTCAAGCGGTTGTGCGGATGGCGGTTGAGAGACGGCGAGAGATCGACGCGATAGGCGAACCGGAGTGAGCGATGGCTGACCGTATCTCATTCACACGCCCTGCCGTCGAGCGGATAGCGCGAGTCGTGCGGGCCGTTGAGAACGCGCGGCCAGCGGGCGGGCCGCTCGGATTCCGCCGACAGGTGATGGACAACACGCGAGCGGTCAAGCTCGCGTCGTTCCTTGGCCCGTGGCCGAAAAACACCGAGAACGTCATCACCTTCAGGGGCACTGACCGTACTGCTATTTCGTACAACTTGTTTTTCCCCGTGCCCGGCACGCATACCCGCGAGTGTGCCGTTGCCAAAATCGGGACGGCATGGCACTTGATCGACGTTCCGTTCAACGAACGGACGGCTGTGTTTGCGGGAAAGACGGCGACGGAGACTGTATTCGGCGCGGGCAGCACGTCTACCATCACCTACATACCATCTGCAAGCACGAAAAGCATCACGTTCATACCCTCTGGCAGTACGTCCACGCTCAACTACATAGGCAGCGTGACTCCTGAGAGCGAGACAATCACATTTCTTACAAGCGTCTCCGCTGTCCTCAACACCTCAAACTGCTCAATCACAGTTACCGCTAACACTCAATCCAAGTCTGTGGTAGTAGCCGTCAAGTCGCAGACCGTCACTGCGGCGTCGGTGTCGCTCGCTGGTACGCAGACGGCTACCATAGTGTCGCTCGCTGGTACGCAGACGGCTACCATAGTGTCGCTGGCTGGGACTGTCACGCTGACGATGCTCACAAGCACATACACGTCGAGCTTTATGACTCTTGAAATGCAGTAAGGACGTCACGCATGGCCTGTCCGTGTTGCACTTTTTATTACTGCTACCACGATCCATGCTCGAAGTATGAGCTACTAAAAGTGGAGTGGGCTGATTTTTCGGTCACCCGCCCAGTATCGCGACGGCCCGGCTTGACTGATTGGTTTTTTACTAGGGACGACACGAGCTGCACATTTCCGCCTGGGAACCTCAATGGAATCATATACACCGGCATGTACGGTGCGAGGATCACGCTGATGATCGGTCGTCCCGTTGTCGGCCTTAGTGATTCCCGGCTCGCATTTAATCCTGTATGCACAGAAAGCCTAACCGTAGCGGATGATTTCTCAGTGTCGGGCACGATTACCGTGGCGATTTCGTATGCGCTAATGGGGCCGGGCAGCGGTTTTTATGGTGGCTTCTATGTGCCGTGGAATTACACGATTACAAAGACGACCTCTACGATAGCAAAGGCAAGCGACACTTATACGAATATCCTTGAACCCAACATTGGGCTTGGGCCTCTTCCCAACACTTGCAATGATTTCATTGAAGGACTGGACGCTTTAAGGCTAGAGCAGCCAAATCTCTCTCTTGTCCAGACTGGACGAGGGACGAAGTGCCTAAGTGGCTTTGGAGCTACAGCATTTGATCAGCGGGGCTTCCCTGCCGTCAGCGGCCCATACCAGAACATAAACGATTGCAGGGACGTGTGCGAGAACCCGCTGCCATGATTCAATGCCAGAGGTCAGACCTCGCGCAGCGATGCACTGAGCGTGGCTACACGCTCGACGAGGTGATGCCGTGCGTTGTCGCGCAGGACGGCGACGAGTGGACGATTGACGTGGAGCATCCGGCGTATCCTCGCACGCCAAAGGCTGGCCATGAGCCGCAGCCGACCGCAACGCAGCCCGACCTCGCCCGCACCGACGCCCCATCGTTCCTGACCAAGGTCAAAAACTTCGCGTCCGCAGCCGTTTCGCACGTCGCCGCCGGGATGCCTATGTGCGACGACGCCGAGATCATCCGCAGGCACGACATCTGCCTGACGTGCGAGCATCTCGTCAACGACGCCTGCAACCTCTGCGGATGCCCCGTGTCGCGGGCGGCTGGGTACGTGAGCAAACTCAGTTGGGCGGATCAGGAATGCCCTGCCGGGAAGTGGGGCAAGGCTCCATCCGCTTGACAGCCCTGCCACCCTGTTGGCATGGGACGCGCCAAATCCAAGCCACAGCCCGAGGCGGTCATCCTGCCGCCCGAGTTGGACGACGACGAGGAGCACGCTGGTGGCGGAATCCCCGACGACGACGGCTGGATTCATCTCCAAGAAAAGGATGCCAAGCGTGAAGGCGAAGAAAAGCCAAAGCGGCCTGCTCGACGACGTTCGCGAGGCGATGGCAAACGTCCGCCTCGGTAGCAAACGATGGTACGAGAAGGTTGACGCCGAGCACCAAGCCGAGCTTGCTGCGATCAAAGCCGCTTGGCTGGCCGGGGAACTCGGCACACGCAGAAAGACTTTGGCCCGCACAATCTCAGCACGGCTAAAAGAGCGTGGCATCTCCGACGTTGGCGAACAGGGGGTTATCGCATGGCTCGACGCAGCTTGAAAGACGAGGTCGTTGAGGACGTAAGCCACTCGCAGCAGTTGGCTGCCGACGCTGAACTCGCACGGCTGCGGTCAGAACTGGCGACATACCGCAGCCGGTACAAGGCTGCCTTGGCCCAAATCGACCGGGAGCGTGAGCGTGGCGACTCGCTGCTGCAGTTGCAGGGGATCAAGGCTGCCAAGCGGCCTTTGCCCAAGTCTGTCAAAGGGAAAAGGCACGCCGCCACGATGGTCGTGCTGCTCTCCGATGTGCACTGCGAAGAGCGTGTTGACCCTAGGACGGTCAACGGCTTGAACGACTACTCGCTCGACGTGTGCCAAGCACGGCTTGACGAGTTGCAAGAGCGTTTCTTCAGACTGCTTGAGCATGAGCGGCAGCTTGCCGACATCGACCGCGTCGTCATCTGGCTTGGCGGCGATTTTATCTCGGGGCATATCCACGACGACACAGCAGAGCTTGCACAGCTTGCTCCGCTGGCGGCGAAGCGGTGGATCGGCGAGAGGCTGCGAGCGTTCATCGACTCCGTATCCGATGCGGCGCAGTCGGTCATCGTAGCAACGAACAGCGGCAACCACGGTCGCAGCACGGACAAGCTCCGCATCGGCACCGAGATGGAGCACTCGTTTGAGCAAGACCTGTACTTGGTCATGCAGGCCGAGGAACGACGCGACAATGTGCAGTGGCAAGTTGGCAGCGGCTACTTGAACTATGTGAATGTCGATGGCTTTCGCATTCGGTTTCACCACGGCCATGCCGTTCGATACCAGGGTGGCATCGGCGGCATACACGTACCGCTCAACAAGAGTATCGCAGCGTGGGATGCGACGGAGCGTGCTGACTTGACGTGCCTCGGGCACTGGCACCAGTTCAGTTGGGGCCGTGCTGGCCGCTACGTTTCCAACGGCTCGGTGATTGGACACTCGGCATACGCTGTGAGGATCAAGGCGAGTTTCGAGCCGCCTTGCCAAGCCGCAATCGTGATCGACCACGGGCGGAATGAAGTCACGAAAGCCATGCCAATCTACTGCGATAGAGACCTACGAAAGGGAAACAAATGAAGCTGTGCAGATGCGTAGACGGCGGCGAGTGTCAAACCACGCCCGACGAGATTGGGACTGCGTGGCGTGAAATCACGCAGGCCAGCGCGGCGAAGTATCACGCCGAGCGGTTGACGGGTGACAGCCTGCTCACCGCGTCGGACATTCATCCGACGTCGCAAGCGTTCATCGACTTGCTCGACACGATTCGCGAGTTGCATCTCAGCAAATCAAGCGACTACGGGTGCCCCTCTGGCACTGACCCGCTCGCCAACATCCGCAACGGGGCAAAGTTTGTCGGCATCCCAGCGTTCAAGGCGGCGATGGTGAGACTCAGCGACAAGGTCACGCGCCTCGCTACATTCAACGCGACCGGCAAGCTGCACTTTGAAGGAGTCGAGGACACGCTACTCGACCTCGCTTCGTACTCGCTGCTGGCACTGGTGCTGTACAGGGAGGAACAAAGCAAGTGACGCAGCCGCTCGCCGAGGACGACCTCGCACAGATGGAACACCGGGCACGCCGATTCTCCGGTGCGTACACCGGCACGTCTGGCACGCTCGCAGCGGACGTGATACGGCTGCTCAAAGAGCGGCAAAGACTCCTGGCTGAACTGGCACGCAACGCCGAGAAGGCGGGGCTGTATTGGTACAAGCCGCACGACTAGGCCACGGGTGCGGCGGCGAGGGGCTTCTACCTTTCACCCTTGCCGCCCCCGTGTGCCGAGTCAGGCGAGGCGAGCCAGCAGCGAGCGGAGCATGAAGTTCAAACTGCAGTGCCGCGCAACGGTGCCGCAAACGTGCGGGCAGACTTTAGTGGTGGGGGCCGAATCGAACGGCTGGCTACAGGAGCGTGCGCACGCTCTAGGAGTAGCGACTGATTTACGATCAGCCACCGAGTCCATCTCGGCCACACCCACCGATGCGTTGTACTGTACCGTTTCGCAGCTGTCTGCTGCAAACTTTCGCTCGCGCAGCGGCGAAAGTGTCGCGGAGATCGACACGACCCAGCGACGTGTTGCGATTTTCGCTCATGGGCGACACATCCTTTTTCCAGATTCGCGAATATGGAACGCCTCACCATATGTCAGGCAGCAAGTCGCACGGCTGCGGGCCTCGATCAGTCATGCGACGGTCGAGATACCAGCGGTGCGTGATGCGCGGGTTGGAATGATCAAGCAGGGCTACGGCATCGCCGCCGAGACTCTGGAAGTGAGATGCCGCCGAGCGGCGTAGGGCATGGAACGACAGGTGCCTGCCCTTCCCTAGCCCAGCACGGGCCACGATGTCGGCGTACTTGGCCCACAGGTAGGTGCGGGCCTGCGGCCACTCAAAGATACGCCGCTCGCCAGACGCCTGACGCACCAAGGCAGCGGTGCGTTCGGACAATCTGTACGCCTTGTCCCGCTTCCCGCCCTTCCGCACCTCGGCACGGACGAGAAGATGCGGCTCGGTGAAGTCTCCCGGCACGCACTCAAGCACCGCACCGATCCGCTCTGCCGTCTCCCAAAGGACACTGACCAACGCGGTGAACCAGACGCCAGCCGCGACGTGTCCTACCGTTCCGCGAGTCGCTGCAGCGGCACGCATGATGCCTTGCAGCTCGGGCAGTGTGAACGCACGCGGCACCCGCTCGGGCAGCGGAGCGGGCGGTACTTCCGGCATCGTCTGGATAATCCCACGATCCCGCGCAAACCGTGCGAGCGATACAAGCTGCGTGCGTTCCTTCTCAGCGGTGTAGGGGCTGCGAGTCGCGGCTCGCTCTTCCAAGAAGCGACTGAGCATAAGATCGGACAGGTCATCCACAGTCGGTGGGTACTGCAGCCACTTGCCGAATGTGCGGATTGTGCAGAAGTAAAGTCGGCACGTTTGGTCTGAACGTCCTCGCAATCGGAGCGGGCGGTAGTAATTGGCGAACAGGTCAGTGAGAAGCATGGCGAATCCAGTTTCTTTCTCTGAGGTGTACCCCAGAAGTAGGACACGCTTCGTGCGTAAGCAACCCTCCCGGCGCGGAATCCTGTCCCCGCCATTCAGATGCCCGCCCTTCATTGTGAGGGGCGGGCAGTCTGTACGTGTCGATAGCACGGGAATCAGAACAATGCAAACTGCCCCCGATTGGATTTCGGTTCCGGTCGCAGCGGAAATGCTTGGCTGCACGGATGTTTGGTGCATAAAAATGATCCAGAACGGAACGCTGGAGGGGTTCCGTTTGAACGGTCGAGCCTGGGCCGTCAGCCGCAAGTCGGTTGCGAAGAATCTCAAGGAGTATCTGGAACGCGACCCCACCCTGTCGGGACGCAAGCGGTCGAAGCTCGGCTGACGACTTGCTTTCCTATTGACGCGATGCTACGAATGGAGGTGAACGGCATGGGAGACGGCAGCGTGGTGTACCTTTCAATGGCAGTAGCGGCGAAGCGGCTTGGCTGCTCATCGCCAACGGTGCGACGAGTAGCGAAGGCTCACGGCGTCGGCATCCTCGCGGACGGCACGCGGATCGTGGCGGTGGCCGAGCATGAGCTACCGCTGCTCAAGCCGCACATCCATGAGACCAGCGGCAACCCGGTCTGGATCGCGGCGGGCAAGACGCCCCGGCGGCGAAAGAAGCGGGCCTGAGCGAAAATCCCTCTTGTATATAGGCGAATCGCAGAGGGGCCATTTGAGGTTCGCAAGGGATAGGTTTTCGCGGCAGCGTGCCTAACCTGTTTGGCGGCAGGGGTTTGGCGACCCGAGAAAACCCCCGCGACAATGGTTTTTGCCGATCCCGGTTTTGCAGGGGGTGGGCGTCCGCCCCCTTTTTGCCCTCCCCTGCCTCGAAAAAGCCCTTATTTATAGGGGAAAAATATTTTTGGTTTAGCCTATGGACTCCAAAAGCCGATAGGGTATGATGTAGGGGTCAACGCGGCGGACACCGCGAGACGCCTTGAAACGGAGAACGAACGATGCGACTCAACGAACAACGCGACACGCTGGTCGAGGCGATTGAGGATGCGGGCTGCGACTTGATTGCAATGCGGGCGGCCATCCTGCGGAAGATTGCCGCCCCCTACGGCGACGGCAGCAAGTCGAACATGGTCAACGCCGAGACCGACGTGCTGCCCCGGCTGAATGCAATCCTCGACACGCTGGCGACGACGCTGGAAGCGATCAGCCGCGACCCCCACGCTGCTTCGCAGAAGCAGGCACAAGCGGTTCGCATCTGGTGATTGTTCGGATACCCAAGCCCCGCCGCACAGGGCGGCGGGGCTGCACGACTCAAGACACAAGGGACGAACGATGACCAGCAAGGCTTGGACGAAGCACGACGAGTGGACACCGGGCAGCGGCCCGTGGTATCGGCACGCCAGCGGCAAGGTTGCCGTGAGCGGAAGCTGGGGCACGATTGGCGACAACCTCCGAGGCTGGCGTAAGACTCGCTTCTACGACGTTGTCGTCATAAACGCTGACGGCACAACGTCGCGGGGGCGTTCTTGCAGAAGTGTCAAGGTCGCGAAGGAAGCGGCGGAAAAAATACTGGCTAGCTGATTGTTCAAACACCCAAGCGGAGACGCGACGATGACCAACCTCGAAACTAGAATCGCCAGCCTCACGGCTGACCAACTCCGCGACGTGCTGCGTGGCATCGCCACAGACACTCGCGACGAGGCGACGACGATCACGATTGCAGGGCTGGCGAGGCTTGCCAAGCTGATCGACGAGCAGGCGTATTGCTCGTTCTGCGACGAGCTATACGGAGCGTGGGGCTGATTGTTCGGAAACCCAAACGGAGGACTGACGATGACTGATATGTGGCGAGTTCACCCCGGCGGCTTGATTCACTTCGACCGCGCCGGTCTGTACGCAGAGGCAAAGCACCGCGTGCTGCACTCGCGGCGGCTGCGAGAATACCTTGACATCATCTTGAGCGACGGCTACGCGGACGACGCCGAGCATCTGCGATGGGTTGCCAATGGCAAGACGGCTGAGATTGAAACGTGGGCCGAGCAGATTCGCAGCGATTCGGAGGTGACGGCATGACCAAACCCTACCCCGTGATTCGCAACAGCAACTACCAGACGCCAGACAACGACCGTGCCGAGGCGGTGCTTGCCGCCTTGCGGCTAGTCGATCAAGGCTGCGTTGACTGCGATCTGCTTGGTGCGATGGATGACTTGGAAGCCACGCTGGCACAGCACGCGACGAGCGACAGTGAATACTTGCGGCTGGATTGCCTCGCTCATGAGGATGCCGTGGCCGATGTGGTGCAGACGATCACCGAGGCTTTCGACAAGGGGGACAAGTGATGCAACTGCCAGACGAATGCTCTCGGTTTGTTCTGATAGCAAAACCAGATGCGTGTTGGCTGTGGGCGGGCGGTACGTCCCGCAACAAAAAGCACCGACGCCCGTACTTCAGAAACAAACCGGCGTACCGATACATCTACGAGTTAGTTATCGGAGCCCTTTCTAAGGGCGAAATGCTTTGCCACAAGTGCGACAACCCAATGTGCGTCAACCCCTCGCACCTTTTTGTTGGAACACAAGTCGACAACATGCGTGATGCAGTCGCAAAAGGCAGGCCAGTCGGCAGGCCTTCAAAACGGCATCCGCTAGCAAGCCGAATGATCGCAATGCGCAAGAGCGGTTCATCAATGTACGGGATTGCCAAGTCGCTAGGTCTGGATCATTCCACGATCCGCTGGCATCTTTCAAAGGAGACATAATCATTCAAACCTTCCTCCCCTATCCATCGTTCCGCAACTCCGCAGCGTGCCTCGACACAAAGCGGCTTGGCAAGCAGCGAGTCGAGACGAAGCAGTTGCTACTCGCTCTCGGCGTGCCGGTCGGTCAGCACCAGCCAAAGAAATCGTCGTGGGCCAACCACCCCGCGGCGAGGATATGGCAAGGGCATGAGATGTCGCTCGCGGTCTACGGTCAGATCGTGTGCAAAGAGTGGCGAGCAAGAGGCTACAAGGACTCGCTGCTCGATCAATTCGTTGCGGTCTACGATTGGCTGAACGACCTTCGATATGACGACGACGCTCAAGAGTTCGTGTACGGCAAGAAAGGCACGTCTGTATCGTCGCCGCCGTGGCTCGGCTTGCATGGCTTCCACGCCAGCCATCGCAGCAACCTTCTCCGCAAAGACGCGGCGTGGTATGGCCGATTCGGATGGGCCGAGCCAGATGACCTTCCGTATGTCTGGCCGATCAACAATGAGGTGATGGCATGAGACGGACTTCAAAGCATTTCTTCAAGCCGCAGTCGAAGTGGGTTCGCATTCCCGCCGCTATCGAGGCACACCGCTGCTCCGAGACGGTCGCGGTGAGGATTCACCCGTCGCGTTCTGTGACTGAGCAATACAGCGAGCCAGCGTCCATCTACATGACGCCGCATGAGGCGCAGGGCTTCGCAGCGTGGCTCTCGCAGCAGGCCGACACGTTGCTCGCCCGACAGGCGAAGGCGGCGGCACGCAAGGCTGCGAGGCAGGCCGCGAAGGAGCAGAAGCAATGAAGCTGACTTGGAACAACGCCGTGCTGGCCCTCTCGCTGGTTCGGTTCGGCCAGGAGCTGGGCACCGGGGGGCGGCTGGCCCCCCTCGTAGCCGAGGCAATCGACACCGTCCTGAGGCTGATCCGGTGAAAACACCGGGGAAAACGACCCAAAAATATTTTTTGGAAAGCCTATTGACGCCAAAAGCCGATAGGCTATAATGAAACCATGACGCGGCGGACACCGCGACAGGACAACGAAACGGAGAACGAACGATGACGATCAAGCAACTGACCGCGAAGCTGGCCGACGTGACCGAGGCCCTTGAGCATCTCGCCTGCGGCGACGGCGGGCTGATGGACAACGGCACGACCAGCGACGACGTGATTGCAATGCTGGACGAGGTCTATTCGCTAGTCAACTTCTGCGAGGACGAGCTTGGCACGCGGCTGACGCGGGCCGGTGACGGTCTGATCAAAGACACGGTCGAGGGCTGGTTCAACCTCGCCGACAAAGAGAACGCCTGACCGATTGTTTGGATACCCGACTTGCGGCCCGGTCGCGTTGACCGTGCCGCTGGACTGATTGTTTAGGTTTGGACACAAACGAGGACTACGAAAATGGCTCACGAAATTGACTTCACGACGCAGGCCCAAGGCTCGGCGATGTTCGCCTACAAGCCAGCTTGGCACGGGTTTGGCACGGTGGTTGGCGAGGCTCAGACCTCGGCTGACGCCTTGCGGATCGCCGGGCTGGACTGGGACGTTCGACTGACCGACCTCGCCGCTGACATGGGCGAAGGTGCTGACCAGCGGTATCTGCCGATCAGCACGCACCGGGCGACCTACCGTGCCGACACCGGCATGGCTCTGGGTGCTGTCGGCCTGCGGTACCAGCCGCTTCAGAACCGCGAAGCGTTCGCATGGATGGATGAGGTAGTGGGCGGCGATGATCCAATGGCAATGTGGCACACCTGCGGCTCGCTGCGGCAGGGCCGCAAGGTCTGGATGCTCGCCAAGCTCCCCGGCCACGTCGAGGTGACCGACCGCGACGTGCTGGAGAAGTACGTTCTCATCACCAACAGCCACGACGGCACCGGCGCGGTGCGGTTGTTTCCGACCAGCGTGCGGGTCGTCTGTGCCAACACGCTGCGGCTCGCTATCGGGATGGCCGACAAGGCCAAGAATGCGGACGGCTTGCCGCTGGGACTCAAGCTGTTTCACACGGCGGGCGGCTTGTCCCGCCGTGTGGAGAAGGCTCGCGAGTGCCTCGGCGTCATCAACAACTGCCATGAGGGGTTCGGCCTCGCGGCTCGGCAGATGATGGCGAAGTCGGTCTCGACACAGCAGGTGTCGGACTACTTCAGCGATCTGGTCGGCAACCGTAGCGACAAGAGCCGAGGCAAGCTGGTGACCGCCCTCTGGGATCGGTTCGCCATGCCAACCAACGAGGGCAACCACGGGGCCAACGTCTGGACGGCCTACAACGCGGCGAGCGAGTGGGCTGACCACGAACTCCGCGTCACCGGCAAGGGCGACGTTCGTGCCGAGCGGAAGTTCCGCTCTGTGCTTTTCGGTTCCTCGCACGCTTTCAAAGAGCGGGCGTGGGCCAATGCGATTGAGTTGGCGGTCTAGTCCGCCGCCAGACGCCGCGAAAGCGGCAGTCGCCGGGGTGGGCGGTTTCCTCCGTTCCCCGCTCACCCCGGCTCTCTTTTTTCAATGAACGGAACCAAGGAGGACTGAACATGGACAAGGGAACGACGGTCTACCGGGCATACGTTGCGACGACGCCCGGCAACTACTGGTTCGATGAGGGCACAGTCAGCGAGATCGTTGTGGACGGCGTGCCGCTTGTGCGGTGGTTCGACTCGCTCGTCCCGCTGACAGACCGGTGGCACGCGACGAAGGCCGGTGCCAAGGCAGACGTTGTCACGGGGCTGGCCCGCCAGATCGGTGAACTGCAAGCGAAGCTCGACACGCTCCGCGACGAGATGCTGCACGAATCGCTTACCACTGAAGAGGTGGCAGCATGAAGGTCATCAGTTCCACCTACGAGCGGCACGCCGACTCGTCGGGGACGATCACCGAAACCTACGAGGACGGCAGCGTGCGGCACACGCCGCTGCCGTCCCTCTGGGGAACCAAGCTGTCGGAGTCTTTCCGGCGGCTGGGGTTGAGTGACGTTCCGCCCTACCGCGCGCCGACCGGCACGCCGGTCGGACGCATGACCGAGGATCAGATCACTGAGGCAGACAGAGATGAGCAAAGGAGTGGCGGATGAACATTCTGATTGTGTGCCCGATTGCGGTTGGCCCGGCGTGGGTCAAGCAGATCGGCCTGCTAGAAACTGGCTCGGTCATCCCGTGGCAGCACCAAACCGCGGCGGCCAGATGGGCCAGCGAGATGGACGCCGCGATGCTGGCGATGGACATGGGCACGGGCAAGAGCATCACAAGCCTGCTGGCGTTGGGCTGCGGCCCGCTTCACCCCGTGCTGCTGGTTGACGGCTCCACGGCGACGAGAGCGAAGCGGCTCAAGGCCGAGGCGATGCGGTGCAGCGGTGCATCGAGCCGAGGCTTGTGTGCCATCGTGAACGTCGATTCAGTCTGGCGAGGCGACCTTGCCAAGGCAATCGGCGGGATCAAGTGGGACGCGATCATCATTGACGAGTCGCACCGAATCAAAAGCCCGACCGGGCGAGCGAGCAGATGGCTGTGGAAGTTCGCCCAGGCACAACCGCAGGCGAAGCGGCTTTGCCTCACCGGCACGCCAATCCCGCACAGCCCGCTCGACTTCTATGGGCAGTTCCGATTCTTGAGGCCCGAGGTGTTCGGCCCGAGCTACGTCGCGTACCGCCGCCGCTATGCGGACTGCGACCAGCGGTTCCCTTCCAAGGTCAAGAAGTGGTTGAAGCAAGACGAGCTTGCAGCCAAGACCGACCCGTACATCTGGCGTGTCAACATCGACGACGTGCTTGATCTCCCCGAGGCGATTCACGAAGTGCTGCCGGTGCCGCTCGACGGCAAGGCGGCGAGATACTACCGCGACCTTGAGCGGGACATGACCGCCGAGATTGACGCTGGCACAGTGACGGTCAGCAACGCATTGACCAAGCTGCTGCGGCTGCAGCAGGCGACCGGCGGCTACGCTCGCACCGATGAGGCGGGCACGGTGCTGATCGACGGGATGCCAAGCAAGGCAGCCACGCTTGAGGATCGACTTGGCGACTTGTCGGAGCTTGAGCCGGTGGTCGTGTTCTGTCGCTTCAGAACCGACTTGAACGAAGTCGGTGCGATGGCAAGGCGGCTGGGCAGAACCTACGCCGAGCTGTCTGGCGAGCACAATCAGCTTGCTGAATGGCAGGCTGGCAACGCCACGATCATCGGCGTGCAGATTCAAAGCGGCGGGGCGGGCATCGACCTGAGTCGCTCCGCGTACTGCTTCTACTACTCGCTCGGCTTCTCACTCGGCGAGTACGAACAATCCTTGGCCCGGCTGCGGCGACCGGGCCAGACACGTTGCGTCCGTTACTACCACCTTGTCACGCAAGGTACGGTGGACGAACAGGTGTACGGGGCACTTCGCGAGCGTCGAAATGTTGTCGATGCGGTGCTGATCAAACTATCGCCAAGGAAAGGAGCGGTGGCATGAGTGTCGAAGAACTGGCCCCGCCGGAAGGGCTTTCCGCCCTGCTGGCACGGCTGGTCGAGCAGCAGACTGCACGCGACGTTGTCGCGGGGAAGTTGAAAGCGATGGACAAGGAGCTTGAAGAACTTGAGTCGCAGGCTGCGGAGCAGCTTGGACTGAGCGGCCTCGACGGGTGCCGAGTTGCTGGCAAGACGTGGTGGATCGACGAGGCGTTGAGGTTGTCCCTGGCCGGTGCAAACCGCGAGGAACTCATCAAGGCCGCGAAAGCTGAAAAGCTTGAGGACGCTGTGACGCTGAATCCGGCGACGGTGAAGGCGTGGTTGGTCGAGCGTGCAAAGGAGAAAGACTGCCCGCTAGAGGATGCGGTCAAGGGCACGCGGTTTGAAGGATTGGTTGGGCAATTTGTGGAGGTTCGGCTGCGTAGTCGAACTGTGGCTTGATTGTTTAGGATTCTGAACTTCTGAAAGGACGGATCGACATGACCAAGAAGAATGACATTGCAGTGCTGGAGCCAGCAGCCGGATTTCTTGCCCTGCACGGCGACAGTGATTTCAAGGAAGCGATGCAGGCCAATCTCGCGACGGGCGAGACGATTCAAGTCAGCGACTTGATTCGCATTAAGACCCCTGCGGGCGGCGGTCGGACGTGGCAGTACGTCAACGGCGACGGCGTGGAAGTGGAGTGCAAGGCGATCACTGGCCTGCTTGTCTACTACGCCCCTATCGGGCAACTGTGGGGCAGCGACAACCCCACGAAGGGGCAGCGTCCGGTGCTGACGAGCTATGACCTCAAGACGGCGATTCGCACCAACGACTCGCTGGGCGACATTGACCCCGAGCAGTTGGCTGCGTTTCGCATCGGCGACCGCACCTACGATTGGGAGGCGATGGGCAAGGAGGGTTCGCCGTTTGGCTGGGGCAGCGGCAAGGGCGGCGTCGGTCGGCGGATCAAGGAGTCTCGCACGCTTGCGATTCTCCAGCCGGGCGAAGCGTGGCCTGTGCTGCTGTCAGTCGGGGCCGGATCGCTCGCGACGGTTTGCCCGTTCGTGAAGCGGCTGAAGGTCGCACACTTTCGGGTCAACGTCTCGCTGACGCTGCAGAAGGTGGCGAGTAAGGGCGGCATCGACTACTCGCAGATCGTGCCGGAACTCATCGGCACGATCAGCCGCGAAGAGGGACTCGTCATCAAGAGCCTCTACACCGACCCGCTCACGCGGATCGCGACGACGTTTGACGCTGGGCAGGATGCCTAGTACGGCAGGGATGCTCTTCGCCGGGGCGGTGCGGTGGAACCATACCGCCCCGGCTTTTCTTTTCACCGCACACGGAGGACTGATGGCAATGGCTACAGGTATTGGACAACTGGCTGCGGCGTATGCCTCGCGCGGCTGGCAGATCGTCAAGCTATGGGGTGTCAGCGAACCGGCTGTCTGCACTTGCTGGAAGGGCCGCGACTGTGCGACACCGGGTAAGCACCCGGTCGGCGATCAGTGGCAGCTACGCACGACGAGCGACGAGGACGAGGTGCTGTCGTGGTTCGACGCTGGCAAGCCCCTCAATATCGGCCTGCTACTTGGCCCGCGAAGCGGCGTCGTTGACGTTGAGCTTGACGGGCCTGAAGCGATCAAGGCGTGGAACGACTTGGGGCTGGGAGAAATCTGGACGCCAACCTACACCGCAGGACGCGGGCCGCACCGGCTGTTCCGCTGGTCGGAAGAACTGCCAGCCGTCGCGGTGCGAAAGGTGCTGGGCATCGAGGTGCGGATCGGCAACGGCGGCAACGCGGCGCAGTCGGTCATCCCGCCCAGCACGCACCACACGGGCAAGCTATACGAGTGGGTGCCGGGCATGACACCCGAGGACGTGGAGCTACAGCCTCTCCCCGAGCGGCTGGTCAATCTGCTCTGGAACGACGACGGCACCGGGCAGCGAGTCGGCACGGGGCGGAAGCCGTCGCGGCTGGTTCTCCAGCAGCCGGTGAAGTCTGGCGAGCGGAACGAAGAGGTGCGGCGGTTTGCTATCCGCGAAGCGTTCCGCAGCGGCCCGAACCTCGACGACGAGCTAGAGCAGCAAGACCTCTTGGTGAAGGTCAGGATGGTCAACACTCTGCAGTGCAAGCCGCCGATGGCTGACGACGAGGTGGTGGCGATCTTCCGCTCGGCCATTTCGTTCGTCCGCAAGACGCGGGCCAGCGGCATGGATCAAGCCGCAGCCATCCAGCAGGCAGACGAGCAGCCGCAGGCGGTGGCCGAGGCCAAGAAGGCGAGCAAGGCACCGTCTGCCACCAAGGTGTTCACCGAGATCGGTTTGAGCTTCGCCCCGCTGGTGCCAGACTCCGACTCCGATCCCGAGTGGGGGCCGGGCGAATGGCAACTCACCGTTGTCCACAGCGACCCGCTTGAGTACCGGCTGCACGTTCCTGCTTGGAAGAAGTGGACGCCGAGCGGCACCGGGAACGTCTCGCTGACGGTTGACCAATACCGCTCCGCAGCCAAGGTGGCGGCGGCGGTGCTGGCCGCGACCGGGGTAGTCATGCTCGACGACGAGCCAGCCCGCTGGAAACGAATCTGGGACGGCGGCTACAAAGTGCAGGACAACAAGAGCAGCCAGAACCCCAAGAAGCGGACGGCACGGGGCGTGAAGGCCAAGCTGCTGGACGACGTGACGCACGAATGGCCGGGAGCATCTAGCCTGCGGTATGTGCTTCTGGCCGGTTGGCTCTATGACCGGCTGGCCCAGGCTTCCCAGCCGAGCGACGATGACATCCCAGACCCCACAGGACGCGCTGCGTGGCGTCAGGACGGCACGCTGTGGTTCGCGTGGGGGAAAGTCTGGGAGGACATCGAACGGCAGCACAGGGTCAACGAGGGCGAGCGGCTGGCATTCAAGCGGCGGCTGCTCTCTTTGGTTGGCGACGAGGTCAAAGACTTCACGCATTCCGAGTTCCGGCACCTCGGCGGAACGCGGAAAAGCTACGTCGTCTGGGGCAAGGCAGAGTTCGCTGCCCTCGACCGTCTGGCGAACGAGTCCGACCGGGCTTGAAATCCTCCCTGTTATATAGGCGAAAAACAGTGTGCCCGTTTGAGGTTCGCAAGAGGTCGGTTTTCTCGGCAAGGAGCGTTTCGCTCTACGAAACAAAGGGCAAACGCTGCCGAGAAAAACCGCTGGAGAATGGTTTTATACGATCTGGTTCCTTCGAAGGCAGGGGGTCGGCCCGCCTTTTTGTGTTCGGCACCTTCAAAAAAGGCTCCCTATAATATGCAAATTGCCCAACTGATCGGCGGTGCCGGGACAGGCAAGACGACCGAGTTGCTGCGGATCATGGAAGCCGCGTTGGAGTCTTTGGGCGGCGACCCGCTCAAGCTGGGCTTCGCATCCTTCACGCGGGCAGCGAGAGCCGAGGCCGTGACGCGGGCGGCGAAGGCGTGGGGCGTGGACGAAAGCCTGCTGGCTGTGCGGGGCTGGTTCCGCACCGTTCACAGCACCGCGTACCGCTGCCTCGGCGTTTCCGCAGGGGCGTTGCTGTCTGAGAAGCAGGCCGACATCGAGTGGCTTTCGGAGGCTCTCGGTGTGAAGCTGGGCACGCAACTGGACGACGACTCAGGGCGGCAGAGCTACATCGGCGACCCCACCGTAGCGGCGGCATTGAATTGCTGGTCGCTGTGCCGCTCGTCGCTTCAGCCGCTGGACGATGTGGTGCGACGGGCACGCCGCGTCGATGACTCGGTGCCAGACTATGCGGCGATTGTTCGGATAGCCGAACGCTTTGAGACGAAAAAGCGTCTCGATGACCGCATGGATTTCACCGACATGCTCATGAGGTTTGCAGGGGTGGGCGTCAGCCCGACCGAGGGCGTGTTCCACCGCACGCCAGAGGGCGACTTGCCCGAGGTATCGGCGTGGCTTTTCGACGAGCAGCAGGATGCCAGCCCGCTGCTCGACGCGGCGTGCAAGCGGCTCACATCGGCACCGACAGTCAAGTGGTGCTACGTCGTGGGCGACCCGTTCCAGGCTATCTACGGCTTCGCTGGATCGACCAGCGAGTGCTTCCTTGCGTGGGACGCGGTCAAGAAGCGGACGATGCCAAAGAGCTACCGCTGCCCTGCCCCGATCCTTGAGCTAGGCGAGAAGTGCTTGCGGCGAATGCACACCGGATACTTCGACCGGAAGATCGCCCCGGCAGACCACGCGGGCAGCATCACGGAACTGGGCACCATCGAGGACGCCATTCACCGCGTTGACCCTCGCGAGGACTGGCTGCTGATCGCCCGCACGAACTACCAAGCCAACCGTCTGTTCTCCGAGATGGCGTTGCAAGGCAAGCCCGCTAAGTGGACGAGCAGCACAGATGGGCCAACATCCCGGTCGCTTGGCCTGCAGGCTCTCTACGCCTTGGAGAAAGGCGAGCCGGTGACGGGCGTGCAGTGGAGCCGGGCGTTGGAGCTGCTCCCGCAGAAGAACCGCGAGAAGGAGACAGTCATCGCACGCGGCACCAAGACGGCTTGGAAGAAACCCGAGACGGTGGCGGCGTGGGATTTGATTTTTCCGAACGAGCTTGAGGACGTCGGTGCGACCGAGATGCTGCAAGCCGCTATCGCTTCCGGCCAGTGGGTTGCCTTGGTTGACCGCGGAGCGGAGTGGCGACGGCAGGCAGACAAGTGGGGAGCGGAGCTTGCAGCGGAGCCTAAGGTACGGGTCGGCACGATTCATTCGGTGAAAGGTGCGGAGGCTGACAACGTGGCACTGCTGACGACGACGAGCCGCCGCGTCGAGCAGGCTGACGAGGACGCCGTGCAGCACGACGAGGAATGCCGTATTGCCTACGTCGCAGTGACGCGAACGAGGCGGAATCTATTTGTGATAAACGAGGGGCGGCAGGGTGCGCCACGCATGGAGGTGCTGTGATGGCAAGGTGTGTGATTTATGCAAGGGTCAGTTCGCGGACGCAATCCTGGGGGCATGGCATCGTGCGTCAGATCGAGACCTGTCAGCATCGTGCTAAAGCAGATAGGGCCGGTGTGCTTGGCGTCTACGTTGACATTGCCAGCGGGTCAGGAGGGCCACTGCCGCAGCGCGAACTAGCAATCGAACACGCGAAGCGGTTGGGATGCCCGATCTACGTTGAGGCGATTGACAGGTGGACAAGGTTCGCAGCAGACGAGACGTTACGCGACGACGCGATTCGCCTGCGGCAATGTGCTTCGTTCGCCATAGAAAGCGAAGCGAAACTCACAAGCATCCTGCGGGCATTGGCATGAGACTCAACGGCCACCTAACGTGCGACCGCTGCGGGGCGTCGGTTCACGACGCTATCGACGAACGGAGGGGCGAAGTGCTTGCCGAGTGCTGCTTCTGCGGGGCGATGGAATGGTGCAAGGCACCAAAGCGTCTGGCAGCAGAGCCAGCCACGCAGCGTGACACGACCGAGTTCCGATTCAAGTTCGGGCGGTTCGTCGGCATGACGCTGGCCGAGGCAGACACGCAGCCGAATGGCCGCAAGTATCTGGAGCACCTAGCGGTTCACAACGACACTCTCCGCGAACGGATTGCGGAATATCTGAAAGCAAGGAATGCAGTCAATGCCTGAGCATCATTTCCTTAACCTCGGTGCTGGCGTTCAGTCCACGGCGCTGTACCTGATGAGCATCGACGGCGACGAGCCAGAGGTGCCGAAGTTTGACGCGGCCATCTTCGCCGACGTTCAAGAAGAGCCAGAGGAAGTCTACAAGCACCTTGAGTACCTCAAGACGCTTGGCGGCCCGCCGATAATCGTCACGACGGCAGGCAGGCTCGGAGACGCCTTGGAACGTGGAAGCGACGTGAACGGCAACAAGCGAACGGACGGCGGGCACTTTATTTCCATCCCTGCCTACACGCTCAACCCGCAGACCGGAGACAAGGGAATCATTCAGCGGCAATGCACGGCAGACTTCAAGGTCAAGCCGATAGAGCGTCTCATCAGAGAACTGTGCGGAGGGCAGTTCGGCAGGCCGCTTCCCAAGGAAACCATCGTTCATCAGTACATGGGCCTGTCTTACGACGAACCGAAGCGGGTGATTCGCGTCAGGCAACGGTTTCTTGCCAAGCCATCAAATTGGCGAGTTCACTTCCCGCTTTGGGAAATGGAGATGACACGCTCTGAATGCGTTGCATACCTCAAGGCGCGACTGCCTTACGAAGTGCCACGGTCTGCGTGCGTGTTTTGCCCGTTCAAGTCTGACGCTGAGTGGAGGCGTCTGCGGGATGAAGATTCCGCAGGCTGGGATCGTGCCGTGCATATCGACAAGGTGTGCCGCACTGGAACAGGGCCGGACTCTCATCGGTATCTGCACAAGGCGTGCGTCCCGCTTGACCAAGTAGACCTGCGGCCAGCCGACGAGAAGAGTGGGCAGCGGCACTTGTTCAGCGGATTTCAGGACGAGTGCGAAGGCTACTGCGGGAACTGAAATGAATCAAATCACCCTCGCAACCATCGACGGTCTAGAGCCTCGGGACATGCTTGCCATCCGCTCGCGGCTGACGAAGCAGGGCAGCGAGTTTCAGCTTGAGGTTGCCCAGGTGCTTGAGGGTGACGCAAGCAGCTGCACGCCGGTCGCCGTGTGGCACGCTGACGGTGCCATGATCGCCTGGGCGTGCTCGCACGTCTGGCGTGGGATGCAGACTCTTGAGCAGTACGTCGAGGAACGCTACCGCAACACTGGCAAGGCGACAACGCTCACGTCGTTCCTGTTGTCCGTGGGCGTGCTCATCGCTGACAAGCCGCTTGCCGTGTTCTCGCCGTTCACCGCAGGCATAGCCCGCAAGCGTGGCTTTACCGACGTCGTTCTCTTCGAGCGTCGCGGTGCGGATTGGGCGGAAGTCTGACGGCATACCCGGTCTGATTCGCGGGTGATCTCCCGTAGCGTTGCTCGCATGAGCGACGAACTGCGCGACAAGATCGCTGATGTTGCATCCGGCCCGAAGAGGGTGCGTACCGACGCCGGCGAAGTTGAGGCACAGGATGTCGCCTCAATGATTGAGGCTGACAAGTACCTGGCTGGCAAGAACGCCGCCACGGGCACCGTCAGCAATACGCGGCGTGGACTGCGGTTCAACAAGCTGATCCCTCCGGGGACGATCTAAGTGGGACTGCTTGGCAACCTGTTTTCGCGTGGGAACAGGCCGCAGCCTGCGGCGGTGCCAGTGCGTGTCCGTGCCAAGTTTGATGCTGCCGAGCGGGGCGACGATTACCGCCACTGGCAGAACGCCGACGCCTTCTCGGCTGATGCGTCGCTCTCGCCTATGGCACGCCGCACAATGCGGAACCGTGCTCGCTACGAGCGGACCAGCAACAGCTATCTGGCTGGCATGTCGGCAACGCTTGCCAACGACCTAGTTGGCACGGGTCCACGCCTTCAGTTGCAGTTTGGCGACGACGAGTCGTCCCGCTTGGTGGAGCGTGCGTTCTTCGATTGGGGCTGGCAGATCGACTTGCCGGCGAAGCTGCGGACGATGCGTGAGGCTCTCGTCGTGGACGGCGAAGCGTTCGCGCTGATGATTTCCAACCCTCGCCTGCCGGGCGTGCAGCTTGACCTGCGGCTTGTCGAAGCCGAGATGGTCGCCACGCCTACGGAACTCATGAGCGAGACGATTACGCCTGACGGCTCGACGGTTGACGGCATGGAGTTTGACGCTGTCGGCAACGTCGTCGCCTATCAAGTTTTGAACTTCCATCCTGGCAGTAATTTCCGCGTCAACACTCTGCAATTTCAGCGCGTGCCTGCTGCCCAGATGATTCACTGGTTCCGGCCCATTCGGCCTGGTCAACACCGTGGCCTGCCGGAAGTGGCACCGGCTTTGAAGCTGTTCGCACAACTGCGGCGGTACACCGAAGCGGTGATTGCTGCGGCTGAGAGTGCAGCCGACTTTGCTGGCTTCCTGCGGACGAACTCGCCTGCCGCCGAGGTGGACGAAGTCGAAGCGTTTGCCGAGATGCCCATCGAAAAAAGAACGATGGTCACGCTGCCAGACGGTTGGACGTTTGAGCAGTTGAAGGCCGAGCAGCCGACGAGCACGTACCGCGAGTTCAAGAAGGAAGTCTTGAACGAGATTGCCCGCTGCTTGCAGTGCCCTGGCAACGTCGCCCGGCTGTCGAGCGAGGACTACAACTACTCGTCAGCCCGGCTTGACGGTCAAACGGTCGAGGCTCATCGCCGCGTCATGCGTGACGATCTTGAGCGAGTGATGCTCGACCGTGTGCTTGCCGCATGGGTCAACGAAGCCACGCTTGCCGGTGTTCTGCCCGAAGGCATCCCGCCGTTCTCAGAGTGGGATTGGTCGTGGCAGTGGGACGGCAAGGAACACGTCGATCCCGCAAAGGAAGCCAACGCCGCAGAGACACGCCTGCGAACGCACACGACGACGCTGGCGAGTGAGTACGCCAAGGCTGGCAAGCAGTGGGATGTCGAACTGCGACAGCGTGCCGCTGAAGTGGCGCTGATGAAAGAACTCGGATTGTTCGTCGATCTCCAGCCGGATGGCAACTATCCCGGCTCAACACCTGAACAAGCTGATGAGGTATTCGACAAATGAACGCAATCAAGTTGGATTCAGGCGTCGAGTTTCTGCAAGCAGCCGAAGGCGATTCGGCACCGGCTGGCAAGAAATTCAGGATCGTCGCCTATACGGGCGCTCCGATCCGTCAGGGCTGGAGC